ATCAGACGTTCACCTTCATCAGTAGGAAGACTTAATTTTTACTATGGAGAATTGGAACGAGGAATGAATGAAATTCATGAATATTTAGAAAAAAGTTCCCAATAAAAAGAGGTTGAGGATGGTTAAGCGATATAGCTATACAGAGGGGGATAGGTGCCCTCTGTTAGATGACCACGGCGATTTAGTGGATTACTCAGCGTATCAGGAACTCGAAGCCGAGAACACCAGACTACGGCAGCAACGAGACGCGGTAAACGCGCAACTTGATTTCCTGACTGAAGAAATGAAAAAGGCCCCGTGAGGGGCCTTAGTTTTATACGTAGGCATTCCCCATCGCGTCAAACCATCCGCCAAAATGATAGAAAAATACTTTTCTATCTGATGCTCTGACCCACATTGCACCAACAGCCGGGTCAGATGGTCTGCTAGCCCCATATGATATGCACGGGACACGGGCGGAAGCTTCCGAGCCGTTGGCAGCGTTATTATCGGTAGCATTAGTCAGAGAAACGTAGGCGGCCACGCCTGTTAAATCAGGTCGCCGCTCAATACCCCATTGTCCTATGCGAGGTCCGGCAGCAAAGCCAAGGTCTGTACCCCCAACAGAACCCGCCAGGCGAAAACCTTTGTAACAGTCAAAAATGAAGGCAGGAGGCGTGTAATCTTTTCCTGGTTGGGCTATTGCTTGCCCTTCGTAACCTGTTGAGCCGATAAAAGGACGAACCCCACCAAAACTTTGTTTCACTCCACCAAAGCTAATAATGCTGCTTGGAGTATCGTTAGATATGGTCTGGTCTGCCGCCGCAAAGGTATGATTGCTGTAAATATACCCGAAGCTCACATTTGACTGATACTGTCGATAAAACTTTGCAGGCACTGCTGCCGTTGTTCCGCCGTTTTGAATCTCAGTGAGCTGAATATGAACACGACTACCGCCGAAATCAAACACGCGCTGCAAGGACGTAGCCGTGCCGAGACCGAGCATATACACGTATCCAACATCAGCAATTGAGTTGCCAAAGTTAATTAGGGTAGTGGTGGGGTTTGTGCCCATTAGTTCTATACCAAGAGAACCTATGGAGCCGCCAAAATATTGGAAGTCATACGGCAGTCCTTGCGGATGGTCGCACGCCAGCGCACCGATTTTTGAATAAATGCAATGGAATCGGTAAGCAGTACCAGTGCTCCAATATACATAGCAGTTATCCGCCTCTACGGTTGTACCACTGTCTATGATTAAACCGTCATGGCAGTTCCCCATAGTTATGCCTTCAAAGCGGGAGTCCCAAGTGTTAGCGAAATAAGCACTCTGCCTGAAACCATTCAAGCGAACATTGCTGAGGAATATATGAGAAGAACCCCCAAGAGCTTTAATACCTGCTCCTGTTACGCGTAAGCCCGGACCGTCTTCTGTTCTTGCACCCGTATTGTCGCGCTGAAGAATACCAATATCACGAAAAGCCACGTGGTAAACGGAATCACCAGAAACGATAGGAGAAATAATAAAAGCATCTTGTGCGTTAGGGCACCAAATTTGCGTGGCATTTACGCCTTCACCATAAATAATAACGCCCGGCTGCGCGAAGTGATTGCCGGATTTAACAGTTAGGGTACTTGTGAGATAGACACCCGCAGGGATGAAAAGCGCTTTTTTAGCTACAAAGGCGGCATTTATCGCCTTTTGTAATGCTATTGTGTCGTCAGTAGCCCCATCACCTTTGGCTCCGAAATCCGCAGCACTAATAAAATCATCAAATTTACCCTGAGCCATTCTTGGTACAGCAGTAAGATTATTCTTCCATTTGTAGCCAATTAACGATGAACCTATCTCACTGGTTAAATCTTTACGTAACCCAGAAGAACCAACACTTACCCATTTACCTACACCGACACCACCTGAATCAGATGGATTAGATGATGGAGGTACAGTCTTAGGTAATGTGCCTTCCCAACGATATTGCAACCCATCATGGATAAGTAATTCATTATGTGTATTAATAGTAGCACCAGTTGAGAATGTACCGGGTAAAGTTACAAACTCTTCCCTGGATACCGCTAATACACCTAAGTCTACAGAACCTGCTGAATGTACAAGTACACCAGCAGTACTAAGACTGATAGCAGTAGTACCAGCAGGAATACCAATAGGTAAGGAGTAAGCTCTCTGCGCTTCTTTGTCATAGATGACTTTATATCCACTTAGTACAGCACCAGCAGAGAAGTAAACAACCTCAGACTGTTTAACTCCAAAGTTACGAGCAATACTCTGCTTGTTAACTTCGATGGATGTTGAGCCAAATGGCTGTGCTAGTCTTGGCATAATAAATCCTTAGTTCTTCTGTTTGTTAATATCACACATAAACTTTTACGTAGATATGTGTGCCAGTTTCAATTGTATCTGTAAAAGTAATAACAGAACCAGCTACCGTGTAATGGTGACCAGGAGTCTGCATACTACCTTCCACATATACATCCGCTTTACCAATAGTCCTACCAACATTAACAGTGGTTACGTTAGCATCAGTAGTCGTATACCAGTTAGTCCATGAAGGGGTGATTGGTTTACCGCCAGCAGAGGAACCATCACCAATAAAGAGTTCTCTGGTAGTTGTGTCTAATACGAATTCACCGAGAAGAGGAGTGTAAGCTAATCGCTTAGCAGTCGTCCCCCGCTTAATTTGCAAGATGTTAGCCATCAGCTACTCCTTAGAGAGCACCTAAATCTACGTCACCAAAAGTAGTAGCAATTGTAACGTCAGCCGTCCCGTTGAAAGATACCGTACCATTAACTACACCTGATACAGCAATTTTTCGTGCAGTAGCAAGACGAGTAGCAGAAAGTACAGCCTTAGCAGAGTCAGCAGTGTTATCCACACTACCTAAACCAACATCAGCTTTAACCAGAGTAACTACACCAGTCTTACCCGCAACAGACTGAACAGCACCAGATAAAATCTGTACATATCCAGAACCAGACCATCTCCAGGTAGTATTATTGGTAGTGTTTACATAAATTTTTCCGGTCTCACCTGTAGCTGGGAATGCATCATTGTTCACATATTCCAGTACATCATCTACATAACTTGGTAACTGAGTAGATGGAACCTTGCCACTTGAATCTAAAGTAGCTACACCATTAGCTTTACCTTTATTAGCAAGGGTTACAGGGATAGTAACGTCAGCACTACCATCAAAAGGAATAGAACCAGTAGCATCACCAGATAATGCAATATTACGAGCAGTGGTAAGTTTATCTGCTGAGCCAGCAGTACCTGCTACACCTCGTCCACCAGGAGTAGTACCGTCACCTGCTTTCAGAGTAAAGGTTGTGGTGTCTAATACAAGCTCCCCTTCTAACGGGGTATACGCTTCAACTTTAGTTGTAGTACCACGTTTGATTTGTAAAATGCCCATTGTAGTCTCCTTAAATAACACCCATATCTAAAATTAAAGTACCAACGTCATTACTCTGAATCATCACTACCACCTGGTCTTCTGATTCCAGTGGCTGAACAAATGTGACTACACGAGTAGCAGCGTTATATGAGAAGTTCTCACCTACTATCTGATGGCTGCCATTAACAAATATCTCACTGACTGCCAAAGCATAATCAGGAACGATAACAGTATTCTCACCACCTACGGCAGAACCTCCATTGTAAACCCAAGGAATATCACCACTCATTGAGTTGCCAGGGCCATTCACTTGAATCCAAGTACCTTCAGTAGCTGGTTCAGTTGGAATGCCTGTCATGTCTCCGGGAGTATACACATAATCATAATAGATAGCACCCCCATTACCCACTGAGTAAACTCGGGCATACTTGGCATAGATTGGGTCTAGCTTTGGTAAGTCTGATGGGTCACTTACACAGATAAGAATCTTATAGCTTTTAAGAATGTCATAAATAACCTGAATCTCGTCCAGATTATCATATACAGTTTTAACTACATCGTAAGCAGTACCAATGAATTTCTCCACCATACCAGCTTGGTTACCACAGCACGAGTTGGTTGTTCTAATAGCCATTACACCCACCCCCTTCTTTCAGGTTTAGTATTAGTTTGACCAATATACTGATTGTTCAAATCCAAGTCTTCAATGCGTTTGCATTCAGCTTCATAACGCTGAGTCCACTCAATGCCTTTTGCAGAAGTTTCCTGATTAGGTGAGTTGGAGTAAAACTGCGATGCTATGAAGTATGTCAATGCTTTTTGATGACTAACAGGAATACGAATTTCAATATTCAAATCAGTAGTATCAGTTGGAATGATAGGATGATTTGCCCTGTAAGTAACGAATAATGCATTACTTTCAATTGGAGCAATCACCTGAATTGAATCAAATGAAGGACACATGATTGAATTACAATGTGGTTCATCATTCAAAAACAGAGGACATCCACATTCATCATAAACTGATTCTACTCGAATAATGTCTTGGGTGAATGGATGCTCAACACTATCAATCAAGTATTTGTATTTCTGCGTGGACTGTTTGTTAGAAACAAGAAACTCTGTACGTAAATAATACGTAGCAATGTTTTCTAATTGCTGAACAATCACTTGTTTCTCAAGTAATGGAAATCTGGAATGAAGGAGAGCTAAGCCAGCATTCAATTGGAAGATAACTTGAGGGTAATCCTCTGGACGAATACCTTGCCCGTTATTACCAATGTACAACTGACGAAGCTCTCCATACGACAGTGCCGTAAATAAATCTGAGAGTTTCATAATGTAGTCCCGGTTATTAATCGTCACCACATTATAAGAAGCTTTACGCTAAGTAGCTATCCATACCATTTGGTTTAGTAGCTTCAGGGAAGCTAAAGATTTCATCACCATCCTTAGCCATCTCAGCAGCCTGTGACGGCCTCCAAGTCTTCAGACAACCCAACATACTAATGGTATCAATAAAATCGTCATGCTTGCTCTTAAAGCCCTCTATGGTAGCCAATCTCAATTCATCCATGAGTTCTAACATGGCAGGTTGGTCACGTACTTCCTCAGGGAAATAGAACTTACCTGCTTTAAACAGTGGAAGAATAGAGTTAAATCTAACAAGCTTACTGGCAGTAGGACGAATACCAGGTCTGTTTTGATTACCATCAGAAGCCAAAGTGAACCAGATATTACGAGCTAACTGTTCCTGTTTAATCCATTGGATGAATCCACCTTGTTGACCAGTGACTTCAATCCCTACACTTACAGGATTGTAGAGTTGGCACAGACGGAATAACTCATCAATATTTTTATCCATCAATTGACGCTTACAGATACCATCAACCCAGAACCAATCACCATTACTATTCAATGCCCATACTGAAATGACTGAATAGTCTCCACTAGTTTTCTCAGAAGTAGCAAAGTCAGTGGTAATATAGATATTAAAGTTATTGATGTTGGCTAATAAGCTCTTACGGCTATACCACTGAATTTCTGAATCCAGAACCAATCGCTCTTCATCTGAGGTAATCCTCAACATAAGTTCTTGGTTGAATGCAGCTACTTGACCAGTTGCTATAGCAAGGTCATATTGACCTTTAACAAAGTCATAATCGAAACGGTCTTCCCAAGCACCTACGAAATCTTCCCTGGAACAAGGGAATCTCTCACAGATTGGGAAGACGTTTACATGCCAACCTCCAGATTCAACAGCCTCATAGAGAATATCGTTCTTATTGAATGGAGTACCACTGAAAACAATCTTACGACGGGTAGGGTCAAGTGCATAATCGACACCTTTGTACACTGTATCCTTAATTGCCTGCATTGTGCTCTTGGATTTAGCGTCATCATCACTAACCAAGTCATCAAGTACTGCTAAAACAGGACGTTTACCAAAGATTTTCGTACCACGAAGACCTGTCTTAGCACCAAACATACGAACACCTAACTTATGCCCATCCAAATTGGTAAATTCCAGGTAGGCATCCGTGAATTTAGCGTCAGGAATGAACTTTTGAAGGAACTCAGAGTTGTTATAACGGTACTCGATATTCTTTCTTAGTGATTTGACCCCGTTCTCCATAGAGTCAGACACATAAATCATACCTTCAATTTTACCAAAGCCCTCAATTTCACCATAAAGAGCAATATACAGTACAAGATATTCACCAAACAGAGTGGTTTTAGCCATACCACGAGAACAAAGATTAGCTAAACGTGTGCGTTTACCTGCTAATTCATCAAGCATTTTAAGGTGTACTACAGGAGTCTTGTTAGACTCTCCCTGTTCACCATTAACTAACTTAATGAAGTTCACATAATTAAGTGAAAATACAGATGGAATATAGTTCCCTTCATTAAGATAAGCGTAGTCAACAGAATTCAGCCATTCTTCGACTGTCTTCTTGACCATTGGGTCATCTTTAATCTTCGACACGTTCAGATTCTCCTTCAATTGTCAGTGGTTTATGAGCCACGTCTTTAGCTGTATATACTCCAGACTCAATCATCTGCTGCTGCTTCGCAGCTAGCTGTGAAGTGATTTCTCGTAACTCTTCAATTGCACCACCTTCTTTGATACCGATATTCATTTCTACTTTATGAGTCTCAGGTTTCTTCAGATGATTAAGCAATGAGTTAGCTGCATCACTACGTACCTTCTCACTCTTAGCATTCAGCATCAAATCAGCTTGAACGTTAATAGCTTTCTGATAGATATCCGCATTCAGAACATGAGTAGGAATCAGAGTTTGTTCATAAACCAAGTTTACTAACTTGTTCTTGTTATACGCGGATACATAACAATGGATATCTTTAGTAGGTACATTGTTATCAAGGAAGTTTTGATATCGGTCTGGGAATGTTTTGATGTAAGCCTCAAAGTTAGTGGAACCCATTAACTTGTAACTCACATACTTAACAGCAGAGATATAGTCTTCAGTCTTGAATCTACCCTCTTTCATTACATGGGTATAAGACATTAAGTTATCTCTCAGTACCTCACCCATATTAGGGTCAGCCAAGAGTTTATTAATCTTATCCATCAGTTCTTGGTTAATATTGCCTTTATGATTTGAAGGCATTACTTGCTTGAACTGAGCGATAGTAAGTTGTTCAGCCATTTTATTCTCCAATGGGGTTTACAATCAGTTTATCGGCACTATATAGTAATCACCCATAAGAAGTGAAATTCTTCTTATCGCCCCTGCGGGGCTGTCTTTGGAAAAGTTAGTGTTTAATCACATGATATCTTTGTCTGCAACTGCGAAATCCAATGAAGGCATTCATTGAGAAAGGTCATTCGAGGGAGAATCGGCTCCTACCAAGTAACAGCCAAGAGACGTACCACTAAACCGTGCCGGACGGTCGAAATGGGAGGAAATGAGGGTGGTCCTCCAAAAGATATCAGTTGATTAAATATTACGTGAGTGTGGCAGAGCGGTCGAATGCAGGAGACTGTAAATCTCCCCGTAACAGCGCGGTGGTTCAAATCCATCCACTCACACCATATTGGAAGATTGGCTGAGAGGCTAAAGGCGTCCGGTTGCTAACCGGAAGGTGACGAAAGCTGCCCACTGGTTCGAATCCAGTATCTTCCGCCATATCGGAGAAATAGTAGTAATACAATAGTCCTGGGGAGGAGCTTTGTGGTGACTATTATTTCTCCGCCATTCAAGTGCGCTACTTATCTCGCCGGTAAGTGCACACACGATGAGGCTGCTGGTAAAGCCTGACTTATAAAGGAGATGGGTGGTCATCTCGAAACCAGACATAGATGAAGAGAAACGCTATTCAAATCTTCTATGCCCCACACTAATACCTATTAGAGACTCTGCTCCTAGTCTATCATCCGTAAGGGTGTTACCTCATCGCTGAGGGAGCGGAGTCTACTTATATGTATTGGAGGATGTATGAAAGTGTTTACTGTTAAATGCCCATTAACTCAATGTCCTTATTGTGGTTATTGGGGTAAACCTTGCAACTGTCCTAATGAATAACGCGGGTACTAAATGAGATAGCTGACCCCACTTAGCTTAAAATAAGTGGAAGCGCAGTCTGATAGGTGCAAGTCCTATTATCCGCTCCAAATGTACAGGGTAACCTGTGCTCCGTTGTCAGTCGGGATGTTTATATGTGTTCCTTAAGATGTGGCTTCCACCGCTTCTATCCAACACTTATAAATGAATAACTGGCAGTCCAGCCATGCGCACGAACAAGGGGAACCTCACCTTGGGACGAAACGAGGACATGCATCCTTAGCTCAGTGGATAGAGCAGTAGCCTTCTAAGCTATTGGTCATTGGTTCGAATCCAATAGGATGTACCAGAGGGAGTATGGTGAAATTGGTAGACACAAGGGATTTAAAATCCCTCGCTTTATTGCGTGTCGGTTCGAGTCCGACTATTCCCATTATCAACGTCAAAGAGAGATAATCATGCGTTATATCAAAATGAATACTGGCCCTAATCGTTCAGAACGTCGTGCAGCTTCTCGTCACGCTCGTCGTATGGAGAAAACAAACAAAAACTCCAAACGTATGAACCGTCCTGAACGTATGGACATGGTCAATGCTGGTTATGAGAAGACAATGAACTTCTTCTTCCCAGCTTAAAGAACTCGCTTGCCAGCGGGTGCCTGAGCCGAGAGACTACTCGACGAGTCTCAAAGCAAGCCTCCCAGCTATGGGTAAATAGCACTAAGCCCTCTGGAATCATCCCCGGAGGGCTTTTTTAATTCCCCAATCTATTTCAACAAATCTGAGAGAATACACATGTCTGAAGTTAAAAAGGTTATTACTGTAGCTGACCGTTCCACTAAAGCTCTGGTCGTTGCTATCTCCGGTCTGGGTAAAATTACCTCTGACCTGTCTGCTCTGGGTGACATCACTGTCAAACTGGCTGACGAAATCGAATTCAAACAGTCCCAACTGGACAATCTCGATGTTGAATTCGAAAACAAATTCCGTGAAGCGTCTGCTGAACTGCGTCTTCGTATTAAAGAAGACGAGAGCGGTGTGCTCAAACAACTGTTAACACAGTTTGGTTTGGCATACATCACCAGTGACGCTCTGCAAACCCTGCAAAACGATTTGGCTCAAGCCAATGAAGATTACTCTGGTATGATGGCTGATGCTGAAAGTTCTGGCTTCCGTAAAGGTGCTGCTGAATTCCAGGCTAAACTGAAAGAAGCAGAATCTGCACATCGTATCAACGTGGCTGAACTGACCGCCAAATCCAACGCGAAAGACGACAAAATCAAAATGCTGGAAGCTCAGGTTGCACAACTGCAATCCGACATCAAAGCAGAACGTGAAACTCGTCTGGCAATCGCACAGGCTGAATCAGGCCGCCAGGGTGTTGTAGTTAACACCTCTAAGTAATACACTTCTTTTACGTCCTCCGACGTGGATGGGGATAGCAAGCTGGCTCTGCTTAAACCAGCGCATAACTATGAGAGCATTGTAGGTTTACATAGTGGACATGATTGCCACAGAGTACGAAGCAAAGTGCAGTGTTTTCTTAGTTATGCTGCCATAGCACGACACCGAAGATAGCCGCATTTAGCGGTGGGTTAACGGAACGGGTATATCCCGTACACGAATCAAAGGTTTAACCACTAGAGATTCCAGAGTACTAGAACTCTGTTACCGAACTCAGGGAGTTGCTGGCCTAACCAGCTTAGACATCCTATCAATGAGTACACTTCAAGTGGTAGGCCTGCCGCTCTTGAAATTCATCTGCAAAGCTGGGAGTGTACTCTTTGATAGTTTTCGTATGCGATTATGCGGTTTTTTAGAAACGAACCAAAAACATAAATGCAAACGATGATGTCGTTCTGATGGCGGCTTAACAGCCTGTAAATCAGTGAGGTCTTCCAATCCCTCATAACAAAATTTGGCGCAGTGGCCCACTGTGATTAATAATGGGCAACCAATTCCAGGACATCAAGATATTGCACGCTTTATGATTAGCATTGTTTGCAAGCTTTGCTATTCAACGTGTGAGAGTCTTTGGTCGATGTAGTCAGGGTTCATGGCCTGGCTAGGTGGTTCGATTCCTCCTCCTGGAACCAGTCTCTCTTTAAGTAAATCCAGTATTTAAAGAGATGCTGTGTGTATCTCTCACGTTGATTTGTTCCATTTGCCCCTTTCCCTGAGGGGCTTTTTTTATCCCCCATTCCAATCCCGCCTTACGCTTACGCGCTTCCATCGCTCACTACGTTCGCTCGGAGCGCTTCGCTTCAGGCTAGTAGGAGAACATTACATGCAATCCCCATGTCGAAAACTAGGTTATACAGAAGGTCAGGCATTTACCTTACTCACTAATGAAGATGGTAATTTATCTGCTGGAGAAATTGTTTATCTTCATTACGATGATAAAACTGATTGTCCTGAGTTTCGTGATACTGAAAACGATGACGAAGATGGTACATCTACTGAATACTTTGAGCTTCACAAAGTAGCTCCAGTTATCGAAGGTAAAACACCTGCTCAAGCTCTTGGCTATAAAGAAGGTGATTTATTCATTATTCGTGAAGACTGTGAATTTGAAGAAGATGAAATTGTTGAACTGGTTCATGATGACGGTACTACATGCCCTCAGTTCGCTCTAGCCCAAGATGACGAAAGGCAAGACTATCCATTCCTCTATCAAGTCAAACCACTGGAACCAAAAGTAGGTCGTAAAGCACGTATTCGTGTAAATACTACTTCTGGACATCCTGCTGGTACTGAAGGGGTTATTACCTATGTAGCTAGTGAGAATGTAATCATTAAATACAATGGTGTGTCTATGGACCATCCTATTGTAGACATTGTTACATATGCTTTTGCTGAAGATGAAGAAATCCCAGTAAATGAAGAAGTGGACTGGGAAATCACCGAAGGAAGCAGATGGAACAAAGGTGACCTTGCTATCGTTCGTCGAATCAATGGAAGTCACTGCTTCAACAAGTATGACGTAATTACTTTTAATGGTGATTATAGTAGTGGATTTGGTGTATTCCTTAACAAGGAAGGTACTGTTCAATCAGTTGAATTTAAAACTCTTGAACGTATCCCTAAACCAGAAAGACACAACGAAGTTGAATTCTATGTAGAACGTAATTCAGAAGCAGTTCCAATCATTAAAGCTATTCGTAAACTTACTGGTTGGGGATTAAAAGATTCTAAAGATGCTTTTGATGAAGTCAGGGCAACAGGTAACTGGAAAACTCTTGGTATTTATCCTGAGAAAGATGCATGGGTATTCTATGCAGAAGTTACTGATGCTAAAGGCGATGTATCTATAAGTGAGACTGATGAATCACTGTCTAATGCCAAACCAGTATCTAATCCAGCTACTTGGGATACTAAACCAAGAGATGAATGGAAAGCTGGTGATAAAGGCATTATTCGTGGTCAAAACGAATATGACAAACATCACTTCCCTATTGGTTCAGAAGTTACCTTTAAATACCACGCATCTTCTACTCGTGGAAGATTTGAAGGTGATTGGGAACGTTCTCAAACTGTAGAACTTGAACTCGTTGAACCAATCTCAACTCAACAAGAAATTCTGGGCCAAGCAGCCCGTTTAATCATCGGAGACGAAATGGCCTCTTCTCAACCAAGACAAGTCCTGTACTACCAAGATGGTGATTCCAAAGAGATGACCCTCATTGGTTACTTCCAAAGTAAACCAGTATTAGGTTATATCGACCGCTGGGATGACCCTCAGGTATTCATCGGAAAAGAATCTCTGATGACTGAGATTGAATAACTGACTAGCCCCTTCGGGGGCTATTGAGGACTTATGAAACCTTGCCCACATTGCGGGGAACAACTTCAACTAATTGAACCAGCAGAAGCTCATCAAAATAAAGCTTTCTGCACTCGTTATGGTAAGACTATTAATTTGGAATAAGCCATGAAGAATAGGCTCATTTGTCTTTTAATGGGCCATTCTTTAAAACTTACTTCTCGTGTGTATAGTTTCAAAGATGGTTCCGTAGAGTATCATTATGTTTGTACTCACTGTAACAAACATCTTATTCGGAGCTACTAATGGTTATTGACCCCATTGCCAAATCCCTAGAGAAACGTAAGTTATGGCGTAGAGCCGCTACTCGTTATCTCGAACTACTCCCTAATCCACTAAACACAGAAGATGATATTAACTGGCTTATCTGGCGCAGAGAATACTGCACAGAGAAAGCACTTCAGATGCGAGCGCATACAGTCCATACAGATACGGATACCCGCTACAATCTGGACTTACCAGGTATTAATCTCACCTTCGCTCGCAGAGGCTAAACCAATGAACATTGACCCTATGTTACTCGGAGCAGCAGTAATCTTCTTCATTCTTGGTTGGGCATCAGGTAGACGCTCCCAGATGAAGAGAATCCTACATTTTGTAGGAACCCTTAACTTCGATGGTAAATCCAAGAATAAAGACTTTGAAACAGGGATGAATACAGGAACCAACATGATTAGAGATGTCATCTACGCTGCACTAAAAACCAGAAAATACATTACAGGAGTCAATCTACATGTATCTGGTAAAGCAGACTCAGAAGGTAACCCTGACGTATCCTATAAAGATAATAGTAAAGATTAACTAACTACTGTCAAGATGGAGATTCATACAGTATGGATAAAGATAGACTATTAATAGAGTTAATCTTTGTATTAATAGCAGTAATCTTAGTATTTACTGGTATCTACTTTACTTACTTCTAATCCCCTTAACTGGGGATTAAGTTTATTTGAATGTCTTATATTATTTTTCCTCAGGTTTGAGGAAATTTAATAATTATGTACGGATGTATTATATAAAGCACACAAATAAATTTAAGCAATGTACCCCCCCCCCCATTACATCACACATGTATGAGTCTTCGACTCTAGTGGAGCAATGGTGCTCTACAATCATGATTGGAGATGTATATGAAACCTGTTAACTCTATCGGTATCTTTGGTGCTGTATCTTCCTCTACTGTATCTGCATTGAATGCAATTGAACGTGGTGCAGTAGCTGTAGCTAATACTGCTAACGTAGCTGTATCTGTTACTGAATGGGCTAACGAAGAAGTAGATAACCTTCGTCATCATCGTGCTATTAAGCGTGAGGTAGAGGGTGAAATCTTCCGTACCAAATACGTAATGGAAGCTGCTAAAGAAGTAGCAGAGGTACATGCAGAAGCAACCAAAGCTATGGCTAATGCAGACCCAGATGTTAAAGCTGTATTCAATGCACTGGTAGCTAAGCACTTAGGTGGTACTACTAAACCTGCTGAATAACTAACTAAGCCTACTCTTCGGAGTAGGTTTTAAAATCAATTCACACATAACACATGAGATAGATATTCATGTACATTTATACTGTACATATATACATATCGCTATAAGCTCATAGGAAGCTCTCTGAGAGGTTTTGATGAGAGGTAATAGGGTAGGCTAGGTAGGTGTATTTCATGAGCTTCTAGCTAGCATACGCTAGCTCCTATACACATCTGAGATGTTAATCCCTCTTCGAGGGTACTGGTGAAAGCAAAACAGGTATCAACCAATGGCTATCAAACAACTTATGGAGATAGTTCCTAAGACTTCTTCAACTCGTGTAGTCAACAAGTATAAGGAACCATTCGATGTCTATATCGGCAGAGGTAGTATATGGGGAAATCCTTATACAGTTCAAGCATATGGCAGAGAGCTATGCATTGAGATGTATGAGCAATACATGCGTCAAAGACTACATCAGGAACCTGAATTGTATCTGGAATTACTTAAGCTCGATGGCAAAGTATTAGGGTGCTTCTGCAAACCTAAGCCATGTCATGGGGATGTATTAGTCAAACTCATCCAAGAATACCTCTGATATTCTAACTAACCCAATTCAATCAAATAATACTATGTAGCACCTGGTTACTAACTGGGTGTTACGAGGAGCTAATTATGTCTCATAAAATCGTTAAATCATGGAAAACTAAAGCTGGTTTAGATGCATGTGTACTTCTGGTAAATGATGGTTCACATCATTGTGGATATGTAGAAGTACCTGAAGCCATTGGTCACTTAGACTTCTATACCTGGCGTGAAAGTACTGTAGATATATCAGTACATGGAGGTGTTACTTATCAAGGTACACCTGAATGGGCTAATGGCAAGCAAGTCATTGGATTCGACTGTGCTCATGCAGGAGATAAAACTAAATACAGTTATCTAGAAGATAATGATGTATGGCGTGACGAAGAATATTGCGTCAATGAATGTGAGTCTATGGCAGAACAGTTAATTAACTTAGTACCAAAGATAAATTAGGAGCTAATCATGCAAGAGTTCTTAACCTCAGACGCACTCAAATGGTGGCTAGCTGAAATTGTTCCAAGTCTGTTTGGAGCTATCGTAGGTGGTCTTGTTGTATATCTGGCAGTTACTCGTGGAGATGATAATACAGATGACTAAGCATGAAGCACTTAAAGTAATTCGTACATACTGGTCTGAAATAAAAGCAGCAGATTCTTCAATGAGTTTTGAAGGTAGATACCAATTCATTAAGTTTATTACATCATTCATGTTTAGGAGAGTAATCAATGCGTAAGTCATTACATCAAGGTACTAAAGCTGATGTTATTAAACGTCGTGCTAAAGAACTTAATCTACCTTGTGTAGATGTATCAACTAAGCAACCTAAAAGAATCATTACCTACAACCATCCATGGGTGTTGCAATGATTACGTTGTATCAAGTAATTAGGATTAAACAGCTAGCATATGAATGTGTGTTAGCTGTTAACAAACTACGTAGTGCTTCTTCAATGGAGGAAGCATTACTTCTTAAACAAAAGATGCGTGATGCTAAAGATGCATTAGATGCATACATAAAGGAGATTGGTGTTGAGTAACAAAGAGAAACTACAAGCTCAGCTTGTTGAGATAGAAGCTGTGTTTGCACAGATGAAAACTCTCAGCAGTAATCAGATAACTAAACAGTTTCTGGAGTATGCGATTAATAATCTGAAGACTGCAATCCTTCGCTGTGAGGACTAACCAATGAAACTAATAGTAGCTGGTGGTAGGGACTTTACTGATATCAGTCGCATGGATGCTGAGCTAAAGAATCTAGTTCTTAATGGCACTTTGCCTGATGATGTAGAGCTTGTGTGTGGTATGGCTCGTGGTGCTGATATTACTGCGTATCACTTGTGGCGTTATGTGTATAAGAATGAAATCCATAAGTTTATCCCAGATTGGAAAGCTGAACCTCGTAGAGGTGGATTTATCCGCAATGAAGAGATGGCAGAGTTTGCTGATTTCCTTGTTGCCTTCTGGGATGGTACATCTCGTGGCACCAAGCACATGATTGAAACTATGCAAGGTCTTCGTAAGCCTGTCATTGTAATCCGCTACTAATCTCCATTAATAGGTGAATCAATGCTGTTAAATCCTACATTTTACATATGTGAAATATGTAAGAAACCAAAGAGTAGAGGCAATCATAATAAATGCTCCAAAAAGCTTCAGGCTATGCGTAATGAAGAGGAGCAGCAGTTAATACAAAAAAAATCAAAGAGCAGATGATGAATATCAATCTGTACGTAAATCATCTATGTATCTCGCAAAGAAAAAACCATTTATTCGTTTCTCCTAAATACATAATCCTACTCATCACCGTCTTCGACGGTGGTGGAGCTTTCCGTAAGTTCTCCTTCTGCTGTAAGAGCGACTTCGTCGCTGGTGGAATAATCCAATTCAATTAACTATCGAGGTATTTATCATGGCTATCGTTAACAACAATGCATCTTCTCTGATTTCTCAGGCTCTGGGTGGCAAACCTGCTGGTCGTGGCAACGAACCACGTCCTCAGGCTGAATTCTTCATCAACGTCGGTGTTCCAGTTACTCGTACTGTCGAGCGTGATGGTCAAATGGTGGAAGAAGAGATTCTGCTGTCTCTGCCATTCGGTCTGCCGCTGGATACCATGAACGAACTGGTAATCCGTGGTAACAACGAACAGTGGAACGCTGATGCTGCGGCTCGTAATGAGCTTCTGAAAGCGCTGGTGAAAATGGGAGAAGGTCTGGACGCAGGTACTGGCAAAATGCTGCCTAAGCTGGCTGTTCAGTTGTATCGCCGTAAAGACCAGGTCGAAGCTGCTGCTGATAACAGCACGATGGCAACAATCCTGTCTGCACTCAGCTAACCAAATGGGGATACCTTCGGGTATCCCTTATTTTATGGGGTGATATATGCGTGTATTAGCAGTGTTTCTACTGTTCCTGGTTTGCTTTGGCAAACTGACTATGGATGTAATCCAAGAAGATGCAGTGCAATACAGTGAGCAGATGGCTTGTGTTAAAGACAAAGTATCATCTGGTATTCCACGTAGTGCTATTCGTTTAACTAATAATTCCTGTGAGGTAATCAAATGACTTTAAGATTAAAAACTGTAGCTGAATTCAAAGAAGAATTGGTAGAAGAATCTATTACCCTTATAGGTACGATTGAATACCAAAGAGGTCGTCAATATCCATGGTATGCATGTCATGGAAGTATCTGTACCTATTTTGCTACTAAATCAGAAGCTGTTGAATTTGCTCGTACAGGAGAAATCAAATGAACTTAATCACTATCATTATTGGTGTCACGCTTCGCGTGCTCTTTGAACTCTTCGCAATAGCTGTAAGCGTTATGTGGTTCGCTACATGCACTGTGATAGGACTAATCGGATTCGTAATAGTGTTCTGTTGGTCACTCTTCACAAGTAAACCAAACGTACCCTCTTAGGAGGGTATTTTAGTCCGCTTAGAGATAGTCATGAATAAACATTTAGGTTTAATCATTCAGGCAATAATTACTGAAACCAGATACATGGGACATCCTGATAAACCATTAGATGCTATATGTCATATGTTTAATTATATGGATAAAGGCTGTGAAGGCGTTGCATGTAATAACTGTATGTTAGGTTATAAAGATTACCAATATTATACATCTCAAATAATAAAAACATGGAGACAGTTATGAATAGTAACTTAATAGATATTATTAAAGTATTAATATCTAAGGGATTTGCATATAAAAGTATATGCATTGATTTAGGGATAAATCATTTATGCACTGGATGTGAATGTAATGAATGTCTATTAAATACATCTCCTTTATTTATATCAGATTATCCTAATTTACTTATTCAAATAAAAGATATTACATATGAACAATCAGTTAATGGAAATACTTAATGTAATCCAAGATGGATTACGTGGTGAAGATAAAGAAGATATTTTTATATCTTCTGCCGACGATATATGTTCTAAAGTAATATTAAAATTAGAATGTGGGGCAGATAAAGATTATGAATTATGTGATGAATGCCCTGTTGGGTATAGAAATTCTAATGGGTATGCTACTCAAATAATTCAGGTATTTAAAAATATATGAACCAAGAATTAATATTAATACTTAAAACACTTCAACCAACTGTAACAAGTAGATGTTATTTAATTGATTATAACTGTGATGAAATAAGTTGTGATAAATGTCCTATATCTCCTACTAATATTAAATGGTATGGGTATCAATTAATTCAAATAGGTAATTTATGAATGAGCAATTAATTCTTATTCTTTTCACTATCAGAGAGTCAATGTCTAATGCTCCTGAAGAAGGAGAAGAAAGAGAATTCATTGCTCCTGATTTACTGTGTGAAGCAGCAGTTCACCCCAAATGTTTATTAACAGGAATAGAACCAGAAAGGATTTATTGTGGAGATTGTCCTTTAATGTATAAGGACGAGTATGGATATGCGTCTGATATTCAAGACGTAATCAAAAACCTCAGAGGTAACTCAAATGACAAAAGCTAAAAAACAAGAACCAGTATTAGGTACTGTACCTGAATACTCGGTGTCATATTCTCGTGAAGAGAAATTATGGGGAGTCCATATCAATGGAACTTCCACCTATATTCTCAAACGACCTGTAGGTAAGAAGAATATGTATTACGTAGGTACTCGCTATTGCAAAACCTTACGTGATGCAATCTTCTCAGTTGTACTTGGTACTCTAATACCCTTCTAGGAGGGTATTATGAACCATGAACTTGAATTCATATTAATTAGACTGATGAAATCTGTTAATGGAGGAAGTCAGTTATGTGGTTTATTTAATATATACAAGCCAGCTAAATGCTGGCAAGTATCTTGTGGAGTATGTTTGATAGCAGGAGCTACTTATTATAATCAAACACTGCTATTAAGGATTCCTGCTTATGAATCATGAATTAATCATCATACTTATGCACCTCAAATCACATACATACATGAATACGAAACTATGTATGTTTATACACATAAGGGATAAATGCATTGGTGTTGGTTGTGCGTATTGTGTATTAAATACATCTTCACCTACCTCAGATAGATATGTATCTCGTCTTTTATTTCGTATTCCTATTTGATTTCTTGTCGCTTCGCTCCTCAGCCTTCGGCTGTGCTGGTGTAATCAATTTTGGAAAAATTATGAGTACACGATTAACAGTAGAAGAATTGAAAGAGTTAATTATATATGACCCTTTGACAGGAAATTTCTACTCTAAAAATAATAAAAATAATAATAAAAATGGAGAAAAAATAGGGTCTGTATCTTCTAATGGATATCTAAATATAGCAATCCATAGAAGAAGTTATTTGGCTCATAGACTAGCATGGTTTTACATGAAAGGGTATTGGCCTAAACAAATTGACCATAAAGATGGGAATAGATTAAATAATATATTCTCTAATTTAAGGGAAGCAGATAAATATAGTAATGCACAAAATAGGAAAAAACCTTCTCATGGAAAGAATAAATATAAAGGAGTCACTTATTATTCTAAAAATAATAAATGGGGTGCACGAATTACCTTCCAAGGTAAAAGGGTATTGATTGGTTTATTTGATTCTCCAGAAGAAGCAAATGAAGCTTATATAAGTAAAGCCAAAGAATTATTTAAAGATTTCTATAACGAGAGGTAAAAATGAGAGAGGCAAAAGGCAACATGCTTGAAATGGATGCAGATGCAATCTGTATCACCACCAATGGCTTTGTTAAAAGCAATGGTGCATCTGTAATGGGTGCTGGTATTGCTCGACAGATTCGTGACCTGTTACCTGGAATTGATAAGGTATTAGGTCAGAAGATTGCACGAGAAGGAAATAATGTACATCCACTCATTATTCATAATGATATGTGGATTGTGTCATTTCCAGTTAAACCAGTAGTTGAAATCAGTGATGGTACAAACTTCGTTAACCATAAGTTCTTTGAACCAGGTACAACAATTCCAGGATGGGCTTGTAAAGCTAAGCCTGATTTGATTGTTCAATCCTGTAAGCAGCTAGTTAAATTAGCTGACCAATATGGATGGAAGAAAGTATTACTCCCAAGACCAGGGTGTGGTGCTGGAGAACTTCAATGGAAAGACATCAAAAAGGTTATTCAACCTTTACTGGATGACAGGTTTGTAGTCTGCACCTATTGAGGTGTGTATGAACAAAGAATTACTACTAATACTTAAAATACTACGAAAATCAAATGGAAGAATACTATTCAAATTTTGCTATTCAATGAATTGCTTGGGCGTTGAATGTGATTGTTGTCCTGTAAACAGGGCAGATTATAAATATGATTCTCCTGCAATAAACATCCGATATACAAAAACTATTGAGGTGTTAATTGAACAATGAACTTATATTCATTTTTTATTCACTTAGAAAAGATATGTTGAAAGCCAATACTCTTTGTGACTATGTAATTAATGAAATTTATGATGAAGCATATCAATGCATTGGTGTGCAATGTATTAACTGTCCTGTAAGAAATACATACAAATGTTCTGGTGAACACTTCACCACTCAAATGACATTAACTATGGAAGCTGTTAATCATGAAACAAGAAACCCAACTTCTGATTGAAACTATGTATTCCAAACATCAGGCTCGTGACCTGATTCGTAAGGAATTAATGGAATGTAGTGAATTGATGGAGCTTGTAAATGCTTCTGTAAATGCTGCTATTGAATGGCAACAAGGTGATTACTTTGAAAGTAAGAACCAACGCCTGGCAGAACTGGATAGTGAAATATTCACTGATTTCTTCCTGAGTGTTGCTGGTTCATTGGCTCAACATGGTCATGCAAAATATACCCAAGTAGTGGGTATGGTATCCGGTATGATTAACATGGAGCCTAAAGCTGCTATTCGTACTGCTGGTGAACTTATTGCTGTAGGTGCTATTGCAGACCTCTATGATGTGATTCCAGCATCATTCTCCAACTCTGGTTCTATGGAGCTTGTCTCTAAAGTAACTCTTGAACCAAAGACACTGGACTTGATTAATCAGTATCAATATCTCCCGCCAATGTTAGTTCCACCTAAGAAGGTGACAGACAATAAAGGTAGTGGATATTTGTCTATTGAATGGGATTCCTTAATTCTTAAGAAGAATCACCATGAAGAAGATATCTGTCTGGACAATATCAATCGATTTAACTCTGTTGCATTTGCTTTAGATGAACGTGTTATTCGTAATATACGTGATAACCGTAAGCATCTTGATGCACCTAAAGCAGATGAAACCAAAGATGAATATGAATCTCGTGTAGCCTCATTCCTGAAAATGGAAAAAGAGTCTATGCGTGTATTTGCAATGCTCATCAATGAAGGTAATCGATTCCATCTTACCCACAAATATGACAAACGTGGTCGTACCTATTGTCAGGGATACCATGTCTCATATCAGGGTAATACCTATCGTAAAGCCATTCTTGAATTGGCTGATAAAGAACTCATCCCTATTGAGGAATAACAAATGGCACTTTCTAAACCAGACCAATTCATCAAAATTGTAATGTTACTTCGTGAAGTACCAGACAAACTTGAAGAGCATTTCTGCTCTACTAAACCAGCCTGTATGAAGCTATGCAGTGTTGATGGTGAAACCAGAGACAAAAGCAAATGTGCTCTGCTGTCATGTTCTGATGATGAAGTACGTCAGACTGTTTATGGTTTAGATGCAGCAGGGAGGATGATGGGAATTATCCCAGATGAATAAAGAACTTATAGAGATTCTTACATGTATTCGTACCTGGTCAATAAAGAATGGTGGATGTAAGGGGAAGATTGGTGAATTAGAAATCGCAAATAAATGTGATTTCAAATGTGCTCTGTGTCCTGTATTTCAAACCCGCAGTCTTCTGTTATATACAGACCAAATTATTTCAATTCCTCTCAACTAAATAAGTGAGACTCAAGATGCAAAAATTTTCTGCCTTTCAGTATATCAAACTCGATATCGCTAACTCCTTTGGTCTGGATAAAGACCTGTTTGAAGAACGCTTAAATTGGTTCGAACAAAACAAAATGCAGTTAGCCAGTTTGGTAGATAGTGCAGATGAACCTGCTCAATTCTATGCTGGTATACTTGCATATGAAGATACTAAAGCAGGTAAACCTACTGGTTATATGGTAGGTATGGATGCTACAGCATCAGGCTTACAGTGTATGGCAGCACTGACTGGTTGTAAGGTTACTGCAATGTCAGTAAACATGGTTGACCCTGACTGCCGTAAAGACGTCTATACAGATGGTTATAAAGTAATGATTAACCTTCTTGACGGTAAAATGGATAAGTTCGAACGAGCAGATACCAAAGATGCAACCATGACTCACTTCTATGGCTCTCAAGCCAATCCTCGTAAATTGTTCGGAGAAAATTCTATTGAACTCCAGAAGTTCTACGAAATGGTTAATATCGTAGCACCTGGAGCAAACATGCTTCGTCAAGACCTGATTGATATCTGGCAACCATTTGCTAATCAGCATATGTGGGTATTGCCAGATGGTTTCACAGCTATCGTTAAAGTCATGTCCATGGTTGAAGAGAGCTTTGAAGTTAATGAACTGAATAGCTCTTTTACTCATCGTTACTGGATTAACAAAGGTACTGCTACTGGATTATCTCTTGCAGCCAATGTCATCCACTCCGTGGATGGATTTGTAGTGCGTGAGATGAACCGTAGAGCTAACTACGATGTCGATATGATTAAGCGTGTTTATAGCGTCTTAACAGGGGGTACAAGCTACGTATACATCAAAGATGAAGATGTACACACCCAGAAGCTTAAACGTCTTGTAGGGCTTGCTGAAGCTCATAAAATGGTATCTGTAGTTCTCGCAGAACACATCACCCATGGAAATGTGGATATGGTTCCTCTTTGGATTAAGCGTGAACTGATTCGTATCATCGAACAGATGCTGAACCATAAACCATTCGCACTGATTGCTATCCATCAATGGTGGATATAAAACTTCGTGAATTGCTGGAACCCCTAAAGACCTTATAATTACTTGTTGGTGAACCTTTAAGGTTCATGTACAATCAACAAGGGTGAACAAGCATAAGGTATGTACAATGGGCAATCAGCAGGTAAGACCGGAAAATCTCTATAAAATTACTATTTTAGGTAATTATTATCATGATGGGAAAGGCAACATTTATAGTACTGTTAGAAGTACTATACCTAAGAAATTAGCTTTAATCCCTCATGGTGGTAAAACTAAAAAAGTGTATTTTCGCGTAAAAATCAAGAATAGATTATGGATGGTACATCATCTAGTCTTGATGCAAAAATACGGAAGATTTCTGGAAAAAGGGGAATCAGGTAATCACCTAGATGGTAATACCCAAAACAACTCTCCAGAAAATTTAGAGATTTCGACCCATGCAGAGCAAGTAGCTCATGCAGTACAAACTGGCCTTTACTGCTCAGGAAATGAGTGGAGAAAAGCCAGAGGGTTATTAATAAATCGGTAAACCTCAGAGACTATCGAAAAGCACCTTAAGGTGAACTGAGTAGAGTAGGCCACAAGCTATTGGTGGTCGAAGCGCGAAGCTACGGTAACGTAGATGATATAGTCCAATCCCTAGGGAAACCTAGGGCAGTTAATAACGAGGGTAAGAGTAGCGTCTTACCTTGAATCTTGGATTGCTTCAAATGCCATGCACTGTATATGAATGAAGTTCGTCAGAACTATATTGATATCTTTGCTGACATGGCTGATAGCTACATGCTGTCCTGCATGATTGGTCAAATTGTTGGTAAGAGAGTACCTGTACGTAAACTCTCAACTGACCTGTCTAAAGATATTCGTAACTCTAACTACATGCTCTCCTGAGGTATCTCATGGCTGGTATTCTTACTCATGTAAATCTGTCGGTAGACCCGACAGGTTACTACTCTGTTATTCCCAAATCACGTATCAAAGACTCTCTGGGGTTGATACCCCAGATTGTCGAACGTGCTGTAACCTTATCCAAAAATGAAATAGACCTTGGATATAAGATTTGGGATGTCTATCAGTATGGAACTCCTATGCTTCCATCTGAAACCAAGTCTGGTTTTAAAGACGGATTACTCACCTATCCAGGTGAAGAACCAGAGCATCCTATAGCTGTCTATCGTATCGGTAATACAGATGGGATAGATATCGAATTTTGGCAATACGAGCGAGCCATGACCGTGTATACGGTCAATGGCGAAGCAAAGTTAATTGGGAGAATGGACTAATGATTCGTATCGGTAGAGTAATGATTATGTTCTTCGCTGCTAATCCAGATGAAGAACGTGAAGTAGTAATCAAAGGAATATACGGAAACCAGATTTGGGTTCAGTACATTAAAACAGGTACTGATGAAGTACTCGATACTCCTTTGGTTCGCTTCAAAGATATGTATCGGGAGTTTGCATATACTCCTGAACATTCCTTCATTGGTCGTAATCCTACTCCAGATGCTGAAGCAGGAGATGAATGGCTCATGTGGGAAGCTGAAAGCGGTAACTGGTATGTAGTAGAAGACCCAACTAATCCTAATCAGGAGAAAGTGGATGAAACCCAGAGTCCGCTACATTCAATGCCAGAACATCCAACCATTCAGTAAAGTCTGGGTAGATGACTGTTGGCTCATTCCTCACTTAGTAAGTGAATATCAGGATGTAGTCAGAGTCATCTACTGGACTGGACGTGAATATATCACTCACTTCTATAACAAAGGAGAACTTGTATGTTCTCAAAGAAAGAATTCCGCTTGGTTCTTTGGCTGGCATTAACACTCTGCATTTTGCTGGGTGTTAAATATGCCCGTGCAGAATCAGTTAATCCTGCATTTGCAAAGGTAGATATTCAACGTGTCCACGATGACGATGCGGCTGTTACTTGCTGGGTATTATATGCTCCAAGTGATAAAGCTGTTCGCAGTGACAGTTATTCCATTAGCTGTCTTCCAAATTCTGTAATCAATCCCAAATCAATCGATAAACCTTAATAGGCTAAGGCCAGGAGTAAATCATGAAAAAGATTCTGTTATCTGTCGGCCTTGTAATGGCCTCAATGTCATGGGCAAATGCCTCAACTAATAACTCTAATGATGTTGTAGTTGTTGGTAATGGTACTGGCTCTGTTCAAGTAAGTCAGTGTGCCTCTGCCTGGACGTGTAATAACTCGTCTCTCAATGTGAGCTTTGAAGGAGATGTAGACAAAGTCTATATCGATGGTAAAGCCACAGTGATTAAAGGAAAAGATGGTAAAGACGGTATCAATGGCACCAACGGCAAAGATGGTGCTCAAGGCATCCAAGGCGAGAAAGGTGATAAGGGTGATACTGGGGCTACTGGCGCAGCCGGTAAAGACGGTATTAACGGGACCGATGGTAAAGACGGCGTAAATGGACTTGATGGCAAGGACGGGAAAGATGGTGCCGCAGGTCGTGATGGTATTGACGGCAAAGATGGAGCCAAAGGGGATACCGGTCCACAAGGTGAGCGTGGCGAACAAGGTATTGCTGGCATCGATGGGCTGAATGGTAAAGATGCAGATATGACTCAGGTCAATGCTAATACTGAAGCCAATAAATCTACCTCTAAGCGCCAGGATGCTTTTGAAAAATCCACCAATCAACGTTTTGCCAATATGGATAAACGTATTGATGAGAATCGTAAAAATGCATCTGCTGGTATTGCAGGCGTAGCTGCTATGGCAAACATTCCACAGGTAAGCCAGAATAGTTCATTCTCAGTTGGTGCTGGGGTAGGTTCATATGATGGTGAGCAAGGTATTGCTGTTGGTGCTTCTGCACGATTCAACCAGAATGTTGTGACCAAAGCATCTGTAGCTGGTACTACCCAAAGTGATTTCGTCTTTGGTGCTGGTGTAAGCTACGAATGGTAATCCACTAGCCTCCCTAATGGGAGGCTTTTAGTTTTAAACAAATGCTACTTAACAGTGGTATTTGTCTAACACTAATATAGGGAACTGTATGAAAGTTAAATTGATGGTACTTCCTCCCAACAATCCTGCAATGTGCATTCCTAAACCAGCTACTGAAGGTTCTGCTGGTGTAGATTTACGTGCAAATGTAGCAATGCCATTCACACTCAAACCAGGTGAAACCAAACTGGTTGAAACTGGATTAGCTATCCATTTGGATGATGCCAAGTATGCTGCAATGATTCTGCCTCGTTCAGGCTTAGGTCATAAGCATGGAGTGGTTCTTGGTAACCTGACTGGACTTATTGATAGTGATTATCAGGGACAGTTAATGGTAAGCCTCTGGAACCGCTCTACAGAGAATTTTACGGTTAACCCTGGTGACCGTATTGCTCAGATGGTAATCGTCCCTGTAATGCAGCCAGAATTCGTTGTAGTAGATTCTTTTGAAGCTACTGAACGTGGTGAAGGTGGATTTAACTCTACAGGTGTTAAATGAGCGAACCAATGAGTCAAACTGAATGGGAACTGCATAAGCAGAATCTCAAAGAGTTCGATGAAAAAATCGTAGGTCTCGAATCTGAATTAGCTCGTCAACAAGAAGCACGTCGAGAATATATCAACAGACATAATCTCAATAAGCGTCTTGATAAGGCTTATCCTGTTTAACGCCTTCGGCGTTTTCTTTGGATAAATAGGCTCCCTTTATGGGAGCTTTATTTTTTGGAGTAGAGCATGGCAAAACAAGCCGCTGAATCCAGAATGTGTATTCCGTTAGGTGATAAGTACTACGTCCAGTCAAACGCCTATACGTATGTTCTGGTGGAAAGGAAAATTATAAAAACTGGTATTAAAGCTGGGACTGAACAACTGAGTAATGTTGGTTATTTTCAATCCTTAGGCTCTTTAGCCAAGTCTCTAATAAATAAAGAAGTGCGTGAAAGTGAAATCAAAACTCTTGAGGAACTTGACGCACGTATTCGCACCTTTGCTGAAGGCTTAGGTGAATTACTTAAACAATCTGAAGGTAAATAAGATGTCTTTAACTAAAGAAGAAAAGAAAGCCATGATGGAAACCATGCGTATTGTTGACCAGTACGATGGTCCAATACCCGCTATTGTAGTTAAGGTAATTGGCTCAATTCTTCAGCAGGAAGTCACTCCTCGTGAACTGCTGGAAGATATCGGTGAGAAAATCAAAGCTGACCATGCAGCAGGTGGTCATCAGGGTTGTCACTGTATCGAACGTCATCAGTACATGACTGACGTTTGTGACTTCCTTGAAAAACAGAAACTCAGCAATGAAATTATTGCTGAAAATCTGGCAAATGCAGGGGTTAGCTGGGCTACGTTCGAAGAAGAATTCGGACGTGCTCCGACAGTTACCTATGTGCAGTCTCCATACACCATTGATACTGGTGTAGCAGGCGTGTACTTCATTCATCCGGCTGCTCAACAGTAAGAGCCGTCAATTCTCCGTAATATCTGAAAGAAGGTAAATCTCATGGGTTTATTTGGTTTTGGTGCAAAGAAGGTAAGCCAGAAAGTTGAGCAAATGCGTGCATCTGCTGGCAAGCTGGAAAGCAAAGATACCGTTGAAGCCGGTATCGCTGTAATGGTTGGCGTTGCTTTCGCCGACAAATCCTGCTCTGACGAAGAAATCGAAATTCTGGAAAACGTCATCGAATCTGATGATACGTTTGCAGAATGGCGTTCTGAAACTCAGGCCATGACCAACAAGTGGATTGGCAAATTCCAGAAATTCCATCGTGGTGCAATGATGGACCTGGAAAAAGAGTTCAACGACCTGAAAGGCGACCCTGCTGGTCAACGTCGTGCTCTGCTGTGCGGTGTCGCAGTAGCTGAAGACGAATCAGGTATCGGCGCTGAAGAAAAAGCGTTCCTGGAAAAAGTTGCTGGCTGGGCTGGCATCCGTCTGGATACCCTTCTGTAAAATGGGTATGAAATTACGGGGGGTAGCAGTTGCCGTACTGCTGTTCCTCGTAATGGCTATCGACTTCACTGGTAAGATGATGTCGATGTTAGCTGACGGCGTACTTACTGCTGGTATTGCAGCAATTCTCTGGCCTATGTTTCGAGGTAAAAAAGGTGTCGATTGATACTGATAAAATTGACGTTCTTCGTAGTGGCTTTGATGCCATGGTGGTTAAACCAGAAGCCCTGAATGTTGGTGACATTGTCATCAAACATCCAGACCTTCCTGGATTGCATCGATTCCCTGATGAAGAACAACCAGGAATTATCGCTGAATGGTTGCCTCGTCCATTCTATGGACATGAAAAAGGCGAAGGCGATATGCGTGAAGCAGTGGGTTTACCCCAAGCAGCTTGCCGTTACGACTGCGTTATTCTGGTAGCAGAAGAAGATGGTGACGTAACACCATGGCTGTTCGATTCACGTCGTCTGAAAAAAGTATCTTAAACGCTCCGAAGAGCGTTTCTTTTGAAAGGTAATAGGTATGCGTCCATCTGCTATTAAAAAGGCTATAGAGCGCTGCTTTGCCTCAGGATTAGTGCCTTTTATTAAAGGAAGTCCTGGAATTTGAATTTACAAGATTCCCTAAGCAGCGATGCTTAGTAAAAAATCCCTTGAATTGCTGGAAACCCTTAAAGCTGAATTAACTACTGCGAGTCGAAAGACGAAGCCAATGTTTAAAAATAATTCAGATATGTAGGCAATCAGCAGCCAAGCTTCTAAGGCATTTGCTATGAAGAAGGTTCAACGACTAGGCGTAAGCCGTACACTCAAGTGAGTGGAAGTGGGGGACTCTTTACAAACTTACCATTATGGAATACCTTTAAAGGAAATCCATTGGAGGTAAGTATGAAACATTTTAGGCAGTATGATTACGTAGTATCAATAAATGGTGAAGTATTCCGTAAAGGTAAAACTACACCATTAAAACCTGATACAGGTAAACAGGGGTATCAAAGAGTTACTTTGTCTCATGAAGGTAAGACACAGAGATTCTTGATTCACAGGCTTGTAGCAGAATGCTATATACCTAACCCCAATAATTTACCCTACGTAAATCATATTGATAATAACCCAATGAACAATTCGGTTAGTAACTTAGAGTGGTGTTCTCATTCAGAGAATATGTTGCACTGCTATAAACAAAACAGATGCTCAAACATATTAGCTAGTGAAGCAGCAAAACAAGTTAATCATGAACGTATGATAAAAAAGTTCCAAGCACTGCTCGGAGAAAACTTTATTAACATTGAATTCATCCCGAAAGGTTCAAAGGTTACTTATCATTGCCCTAATTGCAAAGACATTAAAGTGAGTCGTAATGATTCTTCTGTATTTGCAAAAAAAGGGTTATGTCGTAAATGTAGTAAAGATGAAGATATAGTCTCGTCTTATGTGAAAGCATAAGCTGTTGGATAAACAGGGGGTAGCTTAACGAACTACTCTGAAGATTACGGGTAAATCAGCAATCATTCGTCAGATTGCAAAGGAAGCTAAGCTGTTGGTAATTGACCTTCGTTTAGGTCAGTGTGACCCGACAGACTTGCTGGGCTTCCCGAACATCGAAGGTGGGCGTTCTGTTTATCACCCGCCAAAAGATATCCCCATTGTAGGGGATGAAATTCCTGAAGGTTACAATGGCTGGTTGCTGTTCCTCGATGAGATGAACACCGCACCGAAAGCTGTTCAAGCTGCTGCTTATAAACTGTTGGATGGTATGGTTGGTCAAACCAAACTCCATCCTCAAGTGTATATTGCTGCGGCTGGTAACCTTGATACCGATGGTGCTATTACCACCACAATGAGTTCTGCGACCATGTCACGTATCGTGCATATGGTGCTGGAGCCTCATTTCCCTGAATGGGAAGAGTGGGCTATTACATCCGGTATTGATTACCGTGTTCTGGGTTATTTGAACTTTAAAAAGGAAATGTTCCATAAGTTCAATCCTCAGAATCTGCGTGAAACATTCCCATGTCCACGAACCTGGGACTTCAGTAGTAAGTACATTAAAGGACTTCCTACTGATTCAGGTAAAGACCAGCCAGTATTGGCAGGTATTATCGGCTCAGGTGCTGCACAAGAGTTTCTGGCTTTCTGTGATGTATTCGGTGAAGTACATAGTCTCGAAGAGATTGTTGCTAATCCAGAAAACATTACTGTGCCTAATCGTGCAGACATTCGCTTTGCGTATGCGGGCTTAATTGCTTCCAGTATTAATGTAGATAACGCTGACCAGTTGATGAAATTCGTCAACCGTTTGCCATCTGAATTCCAGATTGTAACGTTGTCATCTGCGTTTAAAGCTAAGCCAGCGATTGTAGGTGTTCAGGCAGTCTCTGACTGGGTATCTCGTTACGCTAACGATGCCGGTAAAGGTATGCTTTAACAGGAGGGTCTATGGATTTAGAAAGAATCTATGACCTTGCTAAAATTGATTTCTTTGCTAAGAAAGGGACAGCATTTATTACATCAGTGTTCTGCTCACTTCAGCATTCATGGTGTGATGATATTCCAACTGCTGACGTAGATGGCATAAATCTGCGTATTAATCCTGAATTCTTTATGGCTCAACCAAGACAAATCAGAGTGACACTTCTCGCTCATGAGACTTGGCATGTGGTGCTTAAGCATCCTACGAGACATGGAGGCAGGGACCCTAAAATCTGGAACTATGCATGTGACTTCTTCATTAACAATCAGCTTGATAATGAGGGATATACAATAGGTCCAGGTTGGCTAGTCAATCATGACTACGACGACATGAACGTCTACGAAATCTATAATGAGTTAATGAAGATAGCTGAACAACTTCCTCTTAATCCTATGGCTGGAGATGTTAATCCTCCGCCAGGGGATAAAGAAGAAGAAATAGATGCTCAAATCGACAATATGCTCATTCGTGGCGTGATTACTGCAAAGCAAAGAGGTCAAGCAGGTTCAGTTCCTGGAGACATTCAAGCTTATCTGGATGAACTCCTAAATCCAAAGTTACCCTGGAACTACATCCTCAGAGACTTCATCAATGAAATGGCAAAGGATGATTATAGTTGGAAGAGACTCAATAAGAGATTCTTCCCTGACATCATGCTTCCATCTCTTAACTCTGAATCTCTGGCTCACATCATTTTTTATAATGATATTTCGTGCTCAGTAACTGATGAACAGTTCAATGTGTATATCAGTGAAATGCACGCAATTCAGCAGATGTTAACGCCAGAGAAGATGAGCATTGTGACATTCGATACTCGAATTCATGATGAATATGAAGTAACTCCTGACATGGATATCAAATCACTGACCTTTACAGGTCGTGGTGGTACATCTTTGGATTGTGTATTGGCACATGCCAAGAAACATAAGCCAACTATCATGGTTGTGTTTTCTGACTTGGAATGTGCTCCTATGAAAGAACAACCAGCAGACTTTGTCATTTGGGTTTGTCTTGATAACCCAAGTGCAACAGTTCCGTTCGGGCAGTTAATTCATATTAAGTCTTAAACCGCGATTAGGTAATTAATTCAATTACCTTTCAGATGTTCTTTGCCCTCCTTGTGGGGGCATCTTTTTTGGAACCAATATGAAACTAAAACTTCTGTTGTTAGCAGCAGTAATGTCACTGTCTGCGTGCGATATTAACGATGCAGATGTTGCATCTCGTAATGCCAATAAAGCTGCCGATAACTTCGAAGCGAATCGTCGTTTCGTATTTTATAACGGTATTACCGGTGAGTTTATGCTGGAAATTACTGGTCTTTGTTCTAAAGACAATTCCAGTACCGCTAACACATTAGGTGTTATCTGTAAAACAGGACCAAATACATATAAGAAGCACATGCTTGGGCTTTCTGACAATGTTACCTGGTTTATGGAAGACCTCAGCGATAATAACGTTAGCGTAAATCAATACCGTGTAACGTTTAAACCATCGGTAATCATTCCTGATATCGATATTCGTTAATTAACTGGAGCCATCATGTTTAAGATTCGCAAAGCTATCCGTGATGTAGCGAACGCAGAATACCCTAGAAAGCTCTCAATGAGCTTGGCTGGTAATCTGCCTCTGTCTAATCACAGATGCCACTACAACGCTGTACAGGCTGTTAAAAACAATATGGCTGTTGGCGTAGTGGAAGCAGTCATTATTTATGATGACTGTTGCACTGTTCACTTCGTGAATCTCATGGCTGATGGTTCCTTCGTTGATTTCACATTGGGTCAAATGTGTATTAACGATGATTATCGTTTTGTACGTCATGTCTCTCCTAATGAGTATGACAGTATTAACGATGCTCTATTGGCAGGTAAGAAGAAGCTACAGGATAAAACTCCTTGGCATATTCAAAAACTCATTAAACTATCCAAAGAAGATTGGTGTTAATGAATAATCAATTAAATGAGAGGTATTACTTTACCTCTCTGTAAGGTAATTCCTTTTATGTCCAAATCTCCTATTGCATGGGATATCTTTCGTATCCCTAACAAACTCGTTTGTCGGACCAAGAAACAGCACGTAGCTAACATTGCTCGCAATGGTAACTATCGTGTTATTCCTGTGTTCGGTAGAGGTTAAACCGCCTCCGGCGGTTGCCTTGGAAAAAAGAAAGAGAAATAAATTCTCTTCAATTCGTTAATTTTAATCCCCATCTGAAAAGGTAAATAGTAATGGCTAAAACTCTCGAACAAAATGAAAAACAGGTTCACGTTGCTGATATCGTTAAGCACGGTGAAAAGCTGATTGTTCCTGAACAAATGAAACTGGGCGATGCAATCGACCTGCTGAAACGTCGCCAGACCTACGAAGAAGAAGAAGTTGTGGTACGTCGTACCTACAACGTATTCCCGTGGGACGGTGCTCATGCACTGATGCTGGCTCTGACTGAACGTTACGGCTGGGCTGCTGCTGAAGCAACGCCTGGTTTCTTTGGTTCTAACCCACCGCAGATGCTGGATGTCCAGGTCGGCTATGGTCAAACCAAAAAAGTACCATGGGGCCGTTTCTCTCTGCCTCAGGTAGAAGGTTTCGTGCAGTGTTCTGCACAGAAAAAAGATGGTCGTGTCAGTTTCGAACTGGTCGGCAAAGTGCTGCGCAAAGACGAACCAACTATCGAATTGTTGTTCGATACTGTTGAGAAGACTCTGCGCACCAACTCCATCTACATGGGTAAAGCGATTAAAATTCGCTTCCGTGATAATGATGGCGACCTGCTGGAAATGCCTGAGCCGGAATTCATGAACCTGAACGGCATTAGCCGTGATTCTCTGGTTTATTCCGACGATGTGCAAAACCTCATCGAAACTAACCTCTTCACCCCAATCGAGCGCGTTTCCGACTGTATCGCCAACGATATGCCAGTCAAACGCGGTGTTCTGCTGGGTGGGCCATACGGTACTGGTAAAACCATGGCTGCAACTGTTGCTGCTGCTCTGGCTACCAACGTGGGTGTTACCTACGTCTATGTACCACGCTCTGACGAACTGAGCGATGCGATTCAGTTCGCCAAGCAATACAGCGATAAAGCGTGTGTCATCTTCTGTGAAGATATCGACCGTGCTGTATCTGGTGAACGTTCCGTTAAGATGGATGACATTCTGAACATCCTCGACGGTATCGACACCAAGTCCAGCCGTATCATCACGGTGCTGACCACCAACCATCTGGAAAACATCAACCCTGCAATGCTGCGCCCAGGTCGTCTGGATGCAATCATTGACGTTACCGCGCCTGATGCGAAAGCAGTTGAAAAACTGGTTCGTCTCTACGGTCGTGAAACGATTGCGGCTGATGCTGACCTGACTCTAGTTGGTGAAGCGCTGGCAGGTACTATTCCTGCTGTAATCGCTGAAGTCGTCAAACGTGCAAAACTGCACCAATTGCAGTACCAGGAACCAGGTACGCTGATTAAAGAAATCTCGTCCCAGGCTCTGCTAGATTCGGCTCTGACTATCCAGGCTCAGCGTAAGCTGCTGGAAGAACAGTCTAAGCCGAAAGTGAAAGAACCGACCTTCAATGAAGTTATCGCTGCTGCGGTTGCTCCGGCAATTGCAGAAGGCGTTAAACGCATTGCAAGCGACGTTTCTGAAATGCACGAACACGTTGTCGGCTAATACCGGCAGTGGCACTTGGAAGTACTCCCCCTTATTGGGGGAGTATTTTTCAGTTACCATTGGAGGTATGTATGGAAAATGTTTATCAAGCTATCGATGGTAGCCAATACAAACGAATCTTCGTTGTAGGCGACCTACATGGCTGCTGGTTAGATTTAAACGAAGAGATGTATAAAGTTCAGTTTGATACTCAGACTGATTTACTTATCTCTGTTGGTGATTTGATTGACCGTGGTACTCATAACATTGAGTGCTTAGAGTTATTGAATCAACCATGGTTTAAAGCAGTTATTGGTACCCATGAAATCATGGCTCTCGATGCTGTTACTGCTGAACCAAATTCTGCTGAAGCAGATATGCGATTCGCACATTGGTTTAGAAATGGTGGTATGTGGTTTGTTGAACAATCGGTTGAACAAATTGATAAAACCATTGAGTTATTCCATAAAGTAGCACTGCTACCTTATCTCATTGAAGTCACTATCGATGACAGAAAAGTTGTCATTGGTCACGCTGACTACCCATCAAATACCTACACATTCGGTAAACCAGTAGACCTCACAGACGTAGTCTGGAGCAGGGATAGAATGGTTAAAAACCAGAATAGTCGTAGCGTAGTCATTACAGGAGCCGATGAATTTTACTTCGGTCATACTCCTGTCAAAGACCCCAAACAGTTTAAGAACCAAAACTATATCGATACCGGAGCAGTATTCGGTGGACGATTAACTATGGTTCAAATCAAATAGACCACCTTCGGTGGTTTATTTGCTTATATTCCACTGTTTAGGTGCTCAAATGAAAATTCAAAAATTCGGTACAATTCGTTTTACAAATTCTGGTCTACCTGTTTTCGAAGGATTCATGTTCTCTCCCGAATCTGAAGAAGAAGATAAAGCTTTACGTTCATCAAGAGCTTTCTATCTACAGAAAGTTATGGAGACAGTAACGCAGCACTTAGTTGATGCGTACAACAGAAATGCAGCTAAATTCGATGAGTTAGCTGAACGTGATATGAGTTATGACCAACCAATTGGTAATTACTCAAAATCACCTGTTGATATCGTCAACGACTTTCTTAATAAAGCAGGTAAACCATGAACTATGTTATGTGCATAATCCTGGGAATACTCTGGTGCATTGATGCATATGTTAAAACGGATTGGTCCATATACTTCCCCTGAGGTGTATATGACAGATTCAACTAACATGGTCTGCATCGAACTTGGTTATGATTTTAAAATCGTATTACCTGTTGAAAAAGGGCAGGAATTGTTGAGGTTATTATCCGAAGCAGAAATGTACGAAGAAACTCGTAACTACGGTAAAGGTGCAGACCGTATTGTCGTTAAACCAATGGATAAACGTATTCAAATGTGGTTCCTATCCAGGACCATGTATGACGTTGGTAAATTGGATTTCTTAAGGACAGAGGATGCAACTGACTGATTGCCAAGAGAAGGCTGCTAAGACCTTCCTAGCATTCCTTGTGTCTCCTAATAAACATATGTGTATCTCCGGTCCTCCTGGAGTAGGTAAGACATATATGCTTGACCACATGATTGGTATGCTTCCTAATACGGAACGTATCTGTAATATCATGGGTGCAGAGCCACTAAAGGATATTGCTATTACTGCTACCACTAATAAGGCAGCAGAAGTATTACAAGAAAGATTTCCTAATCGTGATGTGAAAACTATTCACTCTACAATTGGATTAACAGTAAGGGATGATTACCGTACAGGTAAAACCAATACTGTAAAAAGTAAGTCCTTCTCCTATCTCCAAGATACTTTACTCCTTATGGATGAAGCATCTATGGCAGATACTCAATTACTGAAGCTCATAGAGGAAGCCACGAATAAAAACTGTAAAATAGTTTTTATTGGCGACCACTGTCAGCTAGCTCCAGTCTCAGAAAAAGAAAGTCCTGCATTTAATTCAGGATTTCTCACTTCATATTTGACTACCCAAGTGCGTACTAGTAATAGTCCTGCACTCACTGCTCTAAACACCCAGTTAAGAGAAACAGTTGAAACGGGTATCTTCAAACCAATTAGTCCAGTTCCTGGTATCATCGACTTTGTTGATGATGTAGAAATGCGTAATCTAATGGATGCACATTTCATTAACCAAGAAACTCCCGGACACAAAATCCTCGCTTATACAAACAATCGTACCCAAGAATTTAATACGTACATTCGTCAGGAAAAAGGATTACCAATCCATTTAATGGTTGGTGATAGCGTCATCTCTAATAATTCTATTGAAATTGGTTCATCTAGAACCAAGATTGAGAAAGAATATTTAGTTACTTCAGTTAGCAATGAAGTATACACAGATGACAAATCAGGTATTCAATTTAGAACTGTAGTTCTGAATAACAATCTACACGTATGGGTTGCTGAAAGTTATACCCAGTTAGCTGGGAGTATGCGACAAGCAGCACATATTAAAGACTGGGAAACCTATTTCTATTTAAAGAATAACTTTGCTGACTTACGTATTGCATACGCAGGTACTGCTCATAAGTCTCAAGGCTCTACGTATCATACAGTCTATGTAGACTTAAGTGATTTACGTGTATGCCGTGACCCACAAGAATTAGCTCGCTTACTGTATGTAGCAGTTAGTCGTGCAACAACTCGTGTGGTGTTTTATGGGAGTCTCTAATGGCTATGTCTACAAAGCAACATACTCAAGAACGTATCTATATAAAGAATGAGTTAGTTATGCAGCTTACTCAAGCCTATGCAGATTATGTTCAAAAGTTAGAAACATCTTTATGCAGAGATAATGATACTCCATTTGGATTTACCTATGATGGAAAATCATTTGGACTAATGGATAATGCTCCGCATATAGGTATTAAAGAAGAACTCAAGGAACGTACAGAAGAAGTTTGGATTGCTAAATCTAAACTCGCTAACGATAGACGTAAGATTGATTCATACCTATCAAGGGTAATGGCCCGTCTCAAGGATTGGGGACAGATGTATGATGTCATTCCTGACTATCTACATGAACCATACAGCCGTATGTTTGTCTCTGCTCCTAAAAGAACCCCTGAACATCTCCGCTTAATCGTTTATTTGGATATCGAAACTAAACAAATCATGGATTTCCATGTGATGTTTCGTCTGGTGGGATAATGGAACATGTATTCATCGTACCTCTGACTATCTTAGTTGAGTACAAACTATTGAGAGGCCATTGGCCTGCAATGTTAGATGAATGTAGGTTCATGGACCACGAAGGAAAAAGGACTTATTTCCTCGAACACAGACCTCTATCAGCAGAATTAATGGATTTAATCTATGAGTTGATAGATTCAGGGAAAGAGCATAGGCTTCTCAAATTCAATGACGAGCCACCTGAACCAATAGGATAGCCATGCGACATCTGATATTTGAACCTTCTCCAAGGTTCCCTATAGCTATTCTCATTAAACCTCAACAACTTAGGAAAGCTGACTTAGAGAAACATTACATCACTCCTACTGGATTAGGTAAGAGGATGTTCATTGCATTCGACCTGGACTATAACGGGAAGAAAGCACCTGTCTCTCTACAAAAAGATTACCTTAGCCAAGTCTTACCAGAGCTATGCAATCTGCGTACAGAATATATTCTGTGTACTGATTCAGCATACTTCAAGACGTTAACCAAGAAGCAGAAAGCTGAACCCTACTATGGATATGTACTCCCATGTGCAATCCCTGGGTTTGAGCATATCAATGTCATTCTCTGCCCTAACTATGGTCAGTTATTTTATGACCCATCTGTACAAGGCAAAATTGACTTAGCTTTGAAAGCTCTCACCGATACCATTTCTGGCTCCTACAATGAGCTAGGAGGCGATATTATTCATTCGGAATACTATCCCAAGGGTGTCAATGAAATCTCTGCCTGGCTGGACTCTCTGCACCAATATCCAATCCTTGCTGCTGATATCGAAGCATTCGATTTGAAGTTCTATAAAGCAGGGTTAGGTACTATTGGTTTTGCATGGGATGAACACAATGGTGGTGCTTTCGCTATCGATTACACCAACAGTCCTGAAGATGCTCAAAAGATTCGTGGCTTAGTCAGGAATTTCTTTGAGACATACAAAGGTAAATTGATTTGGCATAACGCAGGTTATGACTTAACAGTTCTAATCCATCAGTTATGGATGAAAGGTCTATTAGACCAAGAAGGTTTACTCAAGGGACTGCATTTAATGTGCAGAAACTTCCATGACACTAAGATTATTGCTTACTTAGCAACAAACTCGTGTGCTGGAAATGAACTTAGTCTAAAAGCTCAATCTCATGAGTTTGCTGGAAACTATGCTCAAGACGATATCGATGATATTACTAAAATCGATATAGATGATTTGCTTAAGTACAACTTAACAGACTGTCTAAGTACTTGGTATGTAGCCAACAAACACTCTGACACTATGGTGTTAGATGAGCAGTGGGATATCTATAACAATCTAATGCTCCCTTCTCTGAAGAATATTATTCAGATGCAATTAACTGGTATGCCTATTGATATGGCAGAAGTTAAGAAGCTGAAGGCAGCAATGATTAAAGAACGTGATGGCTACATAAACGCTATTAAAGTGTTTTCTGTAGTAGATGTGTTAATTCATAGACTACGTCAGAATCATGTAGACACTCGTAATGCATCTCTCAAGACTAAGCAGATAACCCTATCTGATGAAGAAACTCTGGCTATAGATTTCAATCCAAACTCCCATCAACAAGTGCAAGAACTCTTGTATGAGATTATGGGATTACCTGTGATTGATTATACAGAGAGTAAGCTACCAGCAACTGGGGCTGAAACTCTTGAGAAACTGATAAACCATACTGATAACGAAAGGTATAAATCTATTCTGGAATGTCTGATTAAGTATTCCAAAGTAGAGAAGATACTTTCTGCATTCATCCCTGCATTTGAGGAAGCTCCTCTAGCAGAAGATGGTATGCACTATCTATTTGGTAGCTTCAACATTGGTGGAACTGTATCAGGACGATTAAGTTCTTCAAAACCAAACATGCAACAGATTCCATCATCCAAGAGTCCATATGCCAAACCAATAAAGAAATGCTTTAAAGCTGCTCCTGGTTGGCTTCTCATTGGATTAGACTTTGCTAGTTTGGAAGACCGTATTTCTGCTCTTACAACTAAAGACCCAAATAAACTAAAGGTATACATGGGCCATACCGTTTACGAAGTGAACATTAATGGGACTATCCATCATATCCGTGATGATGCTACAATCACCTTTGATGGTAAAACCTATACAGGGGAAGAATTTTATGACGCCTTTGGCTCACTTTGAAAAACGGTACGCAATTACCGAACAAGGCCAGATTATTAATCTGGCTAACAACCAACCACTCAAACCAACAGAAAACGAAAATGGTTATCTAAAGGTAGGATTGGCAACTGGTGACGGTGGGCATGTTCAAGAGTTAGTTCACATTCTTGTAGCTAAACACTTCATTCCTAACCCCTATGGCCACTCACAAGTGAACCATAAAGATGGGGTAAAGGCTAATTGTGCTAAAGACAATTTAGAATGGTGTTCAGCACAAGGAAATGTACTTCATGCTTTGCAGTATGGATTACGACCCGGTTATATGTCAGCAGACGATAAAGAGCGGCATTTAATGAGTGTGCTTGCAGGAGTGCAAGTTAGCGAATTAGCAGCTCAGATAAATCGTAGACCGGAAACGTTGCACAAGATGTTGCGGGAAACTGCGAAACGGTTAGGTCTATCCTCCCAATGGGATGCACAAATGAAGGAGAATCGCCGTAATGCAGCTATTCGAAACCTTGCAAAAATCAACTCTTGATATTCCCGCTGGGGCTATTGTCACGGTAAAGCGTGTTGGCAACACTCCAGGTTATGATGGTCATAGTCTACGAGCATTTGCCTATTTTGGCTCTCAGATGCCTGACATTATTGATACCGTAGATAGTATCAATAGTATTCAGGAACTTTACCCAGTCTTTAGACAGGAGTCTAAAGCACCTACTTTTGCACTTACCTATCAAGGTACTTATTTCACATTAATGGCTAACTGCGGCTTCTCTGAAGAGAAAGCTAAATCTGTTGAACAGAGATATCACGAACTTTATTTCGTCTCTGACCAATGGGTTGATAAGAAGTTAGAGCAAGCAACTAAAGATGGTTACATCACTGCTGCATTCGGATTAAGAATACGTACTCCATTACTCGGTAAAGTCGTATGGGGAACCAGTAACATGCCTTATGAAGCGAAAGCTGAAGGCAGAACTGCTGGTAACGCATTAGGACAATCCTGGTGTCTGTTAAATAACAGAGCAGCCAATGAGTTTATGGAACGTGTATGGGCATCTAAGTATGCCTATGTAATCCGTCCAGCAGCACACATTCATGATGCTCAGTATTATCTGGTTCCAGATGATATCGAGGTAGTGAAGTGGGTGAATGACAATCTGGTTGAGTGTGTCCAATGGCAAGACCATCCTGACATATATCACGATGAAGTGAAGTTAGGTGGGGAGCTTAGTGTGTTCCATCCATCATGGGCTAATGATATCTCTCTGGCTAACGGGGCTGATGAGAATCAAATATTAGAAACATGTGCCGTAGGATTGGATAAGTATCTTCACCCGGAGAAATATAAAAAATGACCTTTGCTACCTCTATTGATAATGCTACAGCAATTTTGCAAGAAGCTAAACGTTGTATTGGTGACCGAGCCAGTGAACGTGACCAAGAATCTGAACGTTCAATGGCGCGTACTGTAGCAGCGTTTAACGCGATGTACGGGCTTGGTATGTCTGTTGAAGCCGGATGGGCTTTCATGGTCTTACTAAAAATGTCTAGAAGTGTGGGCGGTGGATTTAAAATGGATGACTATGTCGATGGTGCCGCATACTTCGCATTAATGGGAGAAGAGGCACTTCATGAAAGAAATTCCACCTGTTGAATATTTTCGTGAAAATCTGCTTTATGACCAAAATACCGGATATTTCTATTGGAAAACTAATAGATTAAATGGAAAAGGTAGGGCGGGTGACCGATGTGAACAGCTAGATAGTAAAGGTTACTATCAAATAAAACTCAATGGAGTTAAATATTTAGCACATAGAGTAGCAGTATACATGATTGAAAATGTATGGCCTGACGGTCTTATAGACCATAAAGATAGAATTACTACTAATAATGCTTACCTTAATTTAAGAAAAGCATCCAAAATGGAAAACGCATTTAACAATAAGTTAAGTGCTGCAAATTCTAGTGGGGTAAAAGGAGTAAGACTACGTAAAGGTAGGTACATAACTTATGTAACTAAAGATGGTAAACAATATTCGGCAGGTTCTTTTTCTACTTTAACTGAAGCAGCACAAGCAGTTGCTGAATTAAGAGAAAAATTACACGGTCAATTTGCTAACCATGTTCAACTAGAATTACCACTGGAGTAAAAATGCAGGTTAAATTTATTACTGCAACACCAGATGCAGAAAAAATTATTGGGTATATTGCTCGTGTATCCAATCCTGATAACCAAGAAAATCCTTCAGTAGCAGGCTTACTTAAATACTGTATTGCCCATGCTCATTGGAGTGTGTTTGAACAAGCACACATGACTCTTGAGATTGAAACTACTCGTGCGATTTCAGCACAAATTCTTCGTCATCGTAGTTTTACATTCCAGGAATTCAGTCAAAGATACGCAGAAGTAACTGAGTTACCTGCTACATTCGACTTACGTTCTCAGGATATGAAGAATCGCCAGAACTCGGTAGACAATATCCCTAGTGATATTAAAGCTGATTTACAAGCCAAAATTCATACTCACCTAGTAGATACTCAACGTCTGTATGAAGAGTTGTTATCTCATGGTGTAGCTAAAGAATGTGCTCGTATGGTTTTACCAATGTGCTCTCCTACCAAAATTTATATGACTGGTAATGTTCGTAGTTGGATTACATATATCCAACTTCGTAGTGCTAATGGTACTCAAAAAGAACATATGGAAATTGCTTTAGCTGCTAAAGAAATTTTCAAATCACATTTTCCTACTATTGCCGAAGCACTCGGCTGGATTAAGGAAGAATAATATGTCTGTACGTCTTACTAATAATGCTCGTGACAAAATCGTTGCTGCTGCAATGGAAAAGTCTGGTTTTCCAAAACGTATCGAAGAAGCTAAAGCCAATGTAGAAAAGGTTAAGATGCAATGCTTAATCGCTGCATTTGGTGGAATGAAAGCTTATCGTCGTTTAGTTGACCGTTTTGATACCATTAAAGAAAAATGCAAATCACTTGAAGCAGAAGGAATTTTAATTTCTTCTGTCACTAATTATTCTACTTGGAATGCAAACAAGATGAATCTTGGTGGTATGAATATTTCGTACCCAAGTCATACTGTGTTTGAACAAGAAGAATTTGCTGGTTTGCATTTTATTCGCTTAGCTGATAGTGCTAAACCAACTTTAACTGCTGATAATCCTCTGGTGCAGAAATTCCTTGATGCTGAAAAAGCATTACAGGATTTAGAGTCTAGTTCCAGAAGTATCGAAGAGAATGTTAAGGCTGTAGTTTACAGTGTGAACACCACTAAACGTTTAGTTGAAGTATGGCCTGAAGCAGCAGAACTCATTCCTTCTGATATCGAAGTAGTACGTGCAGCATTGCCTGCAATCGACTTCAACAATCTCAATGCATCTATCGGTATCCCTTCTGATAAGAAGGCGTAATCATGCTTACACACGAATACTTAAAGAAAATTCTTCATTACGAAGAAGAAACAGGTCTTTTTTATTGGAAAGAAAGATTAAGTATACGTGTAACTGTTGGGGCAGTAGCAGGCCATATCTCAAAAGTAAGTGGATATGTAGAAATACGTATACACGGAAAGATGTATAGAGGACATGAACTTGCCTGGTTCTATAAAACAGGTGAATTCAGCAAATTCGTAGACCATTGTAATAATATTCGACATGACAATTCTTGGACTAATTTAAGGCGTAGTACTCAAGCCGAAAATAATAGAAACAAGAGTATGCATTCTAATAATACATCTGGTTATAAAGGTGTTAGTTGGAGTAGTAAACGTAAAAAATTCATTGTCGGTATAACTTACGAAAGTAAGTATATTTATATTGGTCAATACGATTCTGCTAAAGATGCTGCTATTGCTTACGATGAAATGGCTATAACATTGTTTGGTGAGTTTGCTAGAACAAATCAATCAATGGGCTTATTGGAGTAAGTATGAAGTATTCGAATCCTTCAAACATCGCGTTGAGTATGGCTGTATGGCTTTGTGATGACAATTACGATTATGTTGAGAAACCAAACTATATCTCTGCTACCAGTCTATTGAAAAGTGTTCGTCAGTTGATACTAACAGCACGTATAAATGGGGCTGGAGAGCAGCGTATTGATATAGCTAGCCAAATCCCTAACCGTATGGGTACAGCGTTCCATGACGCGATTGAGAGAGCCTGGAAAGGTAATTATAAACAGTCATTAGAGTCTCTTGGTTATCCCAAGAGAGTGATTGAAGCAGTGCGTATCAATCCATCTCTTGATGAACTGAATGATGACATCATTCCTGTATGGCTTGAACAACGTGTTGAAAAGGAATTCAAAGGTTGGACGATTGGTGGCAAGTTTGACATGGTACTTGAGTATCGACTCAGGGACGTCAAATCTACCAGCACCTTCACCTACATGAACAAAGCCAATGACGATAAGTTCCGTATGCAAGGAAGTATCTATCGTTGGCTTAACCCAGAACGGATTCGCCATGACCATATGTACATTGACTATCTGTTTACAGATTGGTCAGCAAATATGGCTAGAGCGAATAAGGATTATCCTCAACAGAAGATATTGGAATATCCAATACTCTTGAAATCCGTTAGTGAAACGGAGCAATATGTGTCCTCCAAACTATCAGCTTTGGAAAGATACAAGGATGCTCCTGAATCAGAATTGCCAGAGTGTACGGAAGAAGAACTATGGCGTGCTGACCCTGTCTTCAAATACTACAAAAACCCTAACTCAATGGGGCGTAGTACCAAAAACTTTGATAATCAACATGATGCTAATCTCCGTCTGGTAGAAGATGGAGGTGTAGGCATCGTTGTCAGAGTTCCTGGACAGGTCATAGCTTGTAAGTTCTGTGCTGCGTATAACTCATGCAGACAAAAGGATAAGTATCTGGCATCTGGTGAACTCATTATCTAATTAGAGAGATGCAATGTTTGACTTATCAAGTGCTGACTATCACCCCATAAGCGAACAGATGGTTGATGTGCTCTGTAAAAAGACACTCAATCAGAATCGCTTATTCTTTAGGGTTCAGGTTAGTTACTTTATGGCTAAGATGGCAGCCAGTATGCGTGTCACACTGGATACCTTAGACCGAGGTAACTTGCCTGTTAACGTATATGTTCTGAACTTGGCTCCATCAGGGTCTGGTAAGGGACATTCAACCAATATCATTGAGGGTGAATTCTTAAACCAGTTTAAGAGAACATTCCTGAATGATACTTTCCCATTCTTAGCCGGACAAAACTTAGTCGATTTAGCAGCCCAAAGAGCCAGTAAAAACGGAACAGACCCAGCAGATGAGTTAGTGAAACTGGAGAAGGAATTTGCTTCTACAGGTGCATTAGCGTTCTCATTTGATAGTGGTACTGTACCTGCTCTCAAGCAACTTCGATATAAACTGTTATTGGCTAATGCTGGTGCTGCATCATTCGAGTGTGATGAGTTAGGTAAGAACCTAATCTCTAACCTCGACTTACTGACTGCATTCCTTGAGTTATACGACCAAGGTTTAATCAAGCAGAAGTTAACCAAGAACACAGCAGAATCTCAACGAGGAGAAGAACTGGAAGGTAAGACACCTACCAACATGCTTCTCTTTGGCACTCCAAACAGTTTACTGAATGGTGGTAAAGAGGAAGATGAATTCTATGCGTTACTTGTTGCTGGTTATGCTCGTCGTTGCTTGTTTGGTTATTCGACCAAAGAAGATTTCCAACAGGAAATGACTCCAGAACAAATCTTCGACATGTTAACGGATACAACATCGTCTAATACTATTGCTCAGCTTTCTCAACACTTTGGGATGTTAGCTGATGCAGTTAAGTATAATCAGAAGATTAACGTCAGTAGAGATGTAAGCATCAAACTCATTGCTTACAAAGTTCATTGTGAACAGATTGCCGACGGGCTTCCTGAACATGAAGAAATTCGTAAAGCAGAACTGCGACACAGATACTTTAAAGCGCTGAAACTTGCAGGTGTCTATGCATTTGTTGATGAGACTGACGAAGTAACTGATGCCCAGTTAATGTCAGCTATTAAACTGGTTGAAGACTCTGGTGAAGCATTCGATAGAATACTTAGCCGTGAGAAGAACTATGTTAAGTTGGCAAACTACATTGCCGGAGTAGGCAAGGAAGTTACTCACGTAGATTTGGTAGAGGATTTACCATTCTATAAAGGCAGTAATGCACAGAAGCAAGAGCTAATGAATTTAGCTGTAGCTTATGGCTATAAGCATCACATCATCATTAAGAAGACATTCGTAGATGGAATTGAATTCTTCAAAGGTGAATCACTCAAACCAATAGACTTAAATGAACTGACGGTTTCATACAGTGGTCATGTTGCTTATAACTATCTCAGTGAACCAATCTCTTTTGAGAATCTCCAGCAGTTATGTCAAATGGAAGACATGCACTGGGTAAACCATTATCTACTGAAAGGTAAGAGTGGTGATGGTCACAGGGATGGAGCCAATGTAATTCCTGGTTTTAACTGCATTGTGATTGATGTGGATGAAGGAACTACCATTGAGGAAGTTAAAGTACTAATGAAGGAATACACGTACTTTATTCATACCACTAAGCGACACACGGATGAGAATCACAGATTCAGATTGATTCTGCCAATCAACTATCATCTGAAATTAGATGAAGTTGAGTTCAGGGAGTTCATGAATAATGTCTGTGAATGGCTTCCATTCAAGATTGACGACCAGACATTCCAGCGATGCCGTAAGTGGGCTACCCACCCAGGCGAAACATTCTCCAATGAAGGAGAATTGCTGGATGCTTTAGCATTCATTCCGAAAACCAGTAAGAATGATGAACTGAAGAAACGTATGGTTGATTTAGGGAATCTTGACAATCTTGAACGTTGGTTCGCACAACGTATGGGAGCAGGAAATCGCAACAATCAACTGCTAAAATTTGCTATGATGTTAGCTGACACTGGCCTTCAGTATCAGCAGATTCTGGATAAAGTATTGGGCTTCAATTCGAAGCTGGACAATGCATTACCAGAGATTGAAATTCATAGCACTATCATGCGAAGTGTCAGTAAAAAACTCTCAGAACAAGCCTCTTAATGAGGCTTTCTTTATCTATCAGGAGAGATAATGTCTGAACCAATCAAAGACCTAGTTCTCATTGCAGGTACTTCATCATCCGGTAAGTCATCATCTTTGATGAACCTGCCAGACCATTCAGGTGTAATGTATCTGAACTGTGAATCAGGCAAACGTCTGCCGTTCCCTAATAAGTTCGACAGATATGTAATTACTGACCCAATGCAGGTATACGAAGCTTTTGATGAAGCTGAGAATATGCCTCACATCCATACTATTGTGGTGGACTCACTCACATTCTTAATGGATATGTTTGAGTCTATGTATGTTATTGGTTCATCTAATACCATGCAGGGTTGGGCTAATTACAACCAGTACTTCAAAAACCTGATGCAGGATAAGGTAGCTAAATCCAGTAAACGAGTAATCTTTACTGCGCATACCTTAGCAACTCTTAACGAGAACGAGATGGTTGTTGAAACCAAAGTTCCTGTTAAAGGTGCATTGAAGAATCAGGGTATTGAAGCGTACTTCACATGTATTGTGTATGCCAAACGTGTACCTCTGAAGCTTCTGAAAAACTATGAGAATGAACTTCTTGTAGTAACAGAAGAAGAAGAAATGCTTGGCTTCAAACATGTGTTCCAAACCTGTATTACTAAAGATACTGTTCATGAACGTATTCGTTCCCCACGTTTTATGTGGAAAACAAATGAAAGTTTTATTGATAACGATGTCATGAAACTGTTTAAACGTATCGATGAATTTTACGAAGAGTAAGGATAAAAAATGTCTCTGTTAAAAAACTTAGAAACTAAAGCAAACGTTGAAGGTGAAAAGGACGTTCTGGGTGGTGGTGGTGTACTAGACACCAACGTCTATCCAATGAAAGTCAAAGTTGCATACTTCACTTCCGCAGCAAGTGGTGCAGTTGCAATTAACCTACAAGGTGATGTTGACGGTAAAGAAGTACGCCAGCAATTCTGGGTTCTGTCAGGGAATGACAAAGGCAATAAGAATACCTATACCAAAGATGGTAAAGAATATTATCTGCCAAGCTTCCTGACTGCTAACAGTCTGGCTCTGCTGACCGTAGGTAAAGAACTATCTCAACTGGATGTTGAGAAAAAAGTCATCAAACTGTATGACTTTGATGCCAAGGAAGAACGTCCTACTGAAGTAGACGTACTGGTAGAACTGACTGGTCAATTGATTCAGGCAGGTATCCAGAAGCAGACAGTAGATAAAAATGAAAAAGGTGATGATGGTAAATATTACCCTACTGGTGAGACCCGTGAAATTAACGAAATCGTTAAATTCTTCCGTTACGATGATGGTCTGACTGTACCAGAAATCGAGAAGGGTGTTACCGAAGCTAAATTTAAGGATGACTGGGTAACTAAATGGGCAGGTAAAGTCATCAATAAAGCCAAAGGCAATAAAGATGGCGCTAAGACTGGTCTGTCATCTGGCGGTGCTAAGACTGGTACAAGCTCCTTGTTCAAACGCTAATAAAAAGAAGCCCACTTCGGTGGGCTTTTTAATAGGTGGATTATGGCAATTAAAGTAAGAATGTTCCAAAACGTCTCAGGTACAGCTTACCAGAAAGTGTCGTACAAAATCATCCAGGGAATCTTGGAAAATCCACATGACAAGGAAATCGATGTTCTATTAACTGGTTGGGAACATGCTTGTTCTAAATCATTAATGAGAGCACAAATCATGGCTCAACTCGAATGGTTCAAATCTCAAGGATATACTGTCACTTTCAATGACAAGAGATTGTAACCATGCACAAACTTATCGCACCTCTCAGAGTACAAAAAACCAAAGCTAAATTATTTAGTCTGAATCTCAATGCATATCGCAATGAGCATCATATGACACTTAATAAAGCTAAGGTTAATTTCAAACTAGAGATGGAAGAACAAATACGTGCTTTACCTACATTCAAAAAAGTACGGCTGACATACGTAATGTATCCAGCCACTAAACACTTAACTGATGTAGGTAACGTATGTTCTGTAGTTGATAAGTTTTTTGCTGATGCTTTGGTAGAGCTAGGGAAATTACCTGATGACAATTATCTTTACGTTCCTGAGTTGGCTTTTCGGATGGGGTCTATAGACCGAGAACAGCCAAGAGTAGAAATCTTTATAGAGGAAATAGATTGATGCAAATCGTATTACAGCATGATGAAATACTGGAAGCTTTAAAAGAATATGCTAATCGCATTATCAATGTAGCTCCAGGTAACGATATTAATATCGACCTGAAAGCTGGTCGTGGTGAGAACGGTTATTCAGCAACTCTGGATATCGTTCCTCAACAACTGACCAGCAACCACAAACCAAAGACACCTCATCAACAACCACGTAGTTCTGGCTTCGTAGAGCCTGCTCACGGCATTCTGCGTGGTGAAGTTGAAGAAGTACAACAGGTAGAAACAAAACCTCAGGTAGAGGCTCCTACGAAGCTTCCAGTAGAAGGTGAACAAATCATCGATATTCAGCCTACTGAAGAAGTAACTGAAGAAGAAGATGATGCAGATGTGGATGCTGTAGTTGCAAGACAAAAAGAACAGACTAAATCTCTGTTTGCTCGTACAGCTTAATCAGGAGTCTAGATGAAAGCACTTAAAGCTGCTTTCATTACTGCTCTCATAGTAGGGGTTTTCTTTGCATGGCCCCTAGTTCTGACAGTAGCTGTGATAGCAGGATTATTCTGGTTCATCTATATGGCTTTAAAACAGGAAGATAAAGATGAGTAACAAAGTAAGTATTGAACGTATCGGGGATTTAATGGCTAAATTAACCCCACGATACTCAGTAGTGGAAGGAACTACTACTACAGTTTGTTTACTTCAATTACCAAATGGATTTGTTGTAGGAGAAGGATTCTCTGCATGTGTTGACCCAAGTAACTTCAATGAAGAACTTGGTCGTAAGTACGCATTAGAAAATGCTACTGAACATGCAAAAAATAAATTATGGGAATTTGAAGGTTATCTCTTAGCTATGTCTTTAAATCCCGTATAAAACAAAGCCCCTTCCATGGGGCTTTTCTTTTAGAACAGTGCAACTAATGGATGGATTGTTAATCCGTTAGCTGCTGTTCCCATACCAATGTTGTAATCCAGACTACCTGTAATCAGGTTAGCATCAGTGATGTTAGGCAATGAAGACTCAGAGCTTAAGTGACTCATGAGGAACAATGCTCTAATTGGATTCTCCCTAATGGTTTTAAGAATGATTTTCTGAATACGAATTTTGTAGTTCAGGAACCAAGTTAAACCCATTGCATCCAGATAAGCACGAGTACGGCTAGGCAGTACATCATAGTTGATGAACTCACTCATTACCTGAGCCAGAGCAGACTCTTTATCTAATGGATTATTCTTGCGAGTAGTCAGTTGTTTATACATTGAATACTTAGCAACAAAGTCACCATATTGAATACTACGGTTAAGGAAGAAATACACATGGCTATCCCTAGATAGTGCAATTTCCTTAGCTGCTCTCTTAACTCCTTCTGGTACACCATCAGTGTACTGTGAGAGTTTAGATACCATTTTATCTTTCAAAGAGTAATCATCTTGCTGACCTAAATCCTCTGCGATTGTAGGGAGCAAACCAGCCTGAATTAATTCAGCTACTGGGTTACGAGCCTGGAAATCTTTAAGTTCAGAGATACGTCTCTGATACTCTCCTGCCTTCTGTGGGTTATGCCCCACTGCCAGATAGTGAGAATACTCGTTAATGATTTTCTCATTACGTCTGTATTCCTCAGCAGCCAGTACAGCAGTAGACATATCCTTAGCCATAGTGATAGGGCTAATACCGATAGTAGCTAAGTGAACCATGTTAGAAACAAGGTTAGCTGCGGATACCACTACTGAACGTACCACAATCCAATCCTTCATTTCCTTCACGAATTCCATAATCCCACGTTCACCAAGTCTTAGATACTTAGCAGCATTCTTACCTAAGAAAGTTTCAGCGATAGAAACAAAAGCTTGCTCAAACTCTTTAGAGTAACCACTATTACCTGTCCACATATTAAGAACGGAAGGCTCACGATAACCAAAGGCATTATTCAGTAAATCTTTACGCACTTTGATATCACCATTAGGCCAAATTTCTTTAGCCATTTCTTTCATCTCAATTGGCATCAACTCATAAATCTCTTTAAGTTGTGGGTCAGTTGAGTTCTTATTGATGGTCAGATACTGGTAAGCATTACCCATTCTTGCATCTTTCTTATACATCTCATGAAGACGTTGCATAAGCATATTGTTGTAACGTGCAGCCTGAATCTCTTCAGCAATCCTACCTTCCCACCCAGCCATCACTTTAGTGAAGTCATTATCAATATCCAGATGAGCTTCTTTGTTAGCTCTTGGCATCTGATAAGAGTAACCCATGATAGTACCAGCTTGGTTCAGTACTGGTTGCATATAAGATGCACCAGTCTTAGGCATTGGATTAGCTGGGTCAAACAGCTTATCAATCTCCCCACGTTTCATACTGTTCATGGCTAAACGTTCTTTAGCAGTCCATGCACCAGGAGTCATATAGCCATTAACACTTCTACCTGTCAGTGGGTTAACTCCACCTACGGTGGTTTGCAGGGTAGACATTACTCCAGCAATCCAGCGAGGTTCACCACCATTGTTAGAATGGTAGTAGTACATAGACTCTTGTCTAAAGTCCATTGAATCACGAGGTACTCTTGCACCACGTACATACCCTTTACGAGAAAGCATTGGTTCATCTTTAACAGATGCAATCACAACTTTCTTGTTAGGGTCTGCTAGTGTAGGTGTAAATCCTTTCACTGCTGACATAGTTGCATCGCCACCAGCTTTAGCTAATTCAGCTTGCTGTAATGAGCGATAGTATTTTAGAGTAAAGGTCATGCCATTATTATTTGGCTCACCTTTAGTCATCTCACGTTTCATCACATTAGACACAGTAGCTTTATCAGCATCAGAGAGTTCTCTCAGAGCAGATAATGAAGCCAAGGTATCAATCAACTGAGTAGCTGTTTCTACAGCAGTATCATTAGGTCTGGTTCTGCCAGTACCAATCAATCGAGCAATAGCTCCTGCATTTGATAACTGGTAAGCCAATGGTGATACACCATAGACCATCTGCTGTGCTAAGCCATGTGCAGACTTGATATAGAATGCTGAGTTAACACCACCAGAAGAATTCAATTGAGATTCCATACTATGAATCTCTTTGTTTAATTCTGCTGGATTAGTCAGCAACTCATTTAGTCGAGACAGGCTGTAGTTGTTAGCAAACAGATAAGCCATATCAGTATTAGCAACTACCTTCTGAATAGCTTCTTTCTCTGTTTGGTTCAGGGATACAAATGATTTCTCAATCATGCCTGGAACCATCTCACGAATAATCTGACGTGCTCTATCAGCAGCCATATTCTTCTGAGTTAACAGAGTATGGATGGTCTGGTTAGTTTCGTTAGTACCAACAAACTCAAAGACCAATTCAGAAATAGCATTCAGTTTATCTTTCTGGTTCATGGTCATAACAATGTTAGTAATAGCAGTACGAACATCTTCTGCATCCTGGTCATTGAATACTGCTGAACCAGCTTTGATACCAAATGCTACTGAGCCAGGAACTTTAGCTTCTACTTTCTGAAGTTGCTTACGCAGCTTATTACCAGATGCTTTGAGTTTATCTTGAGTGTTCTCAACGATATTCTCAGAACCTCTCCAGATACGACCAAACAGAGTATCTCTGGAAGTGCTATCTACATGACTAATGTTCTTAGCTAATACACTAAGACGAGATGCAATATCACGGCTAGTCAGTGAACGAGTGGCTAAGCCAGATAACCAAACCAGAATTCTATTAACCAGTTGACCAATACGGTCTACAAAGTTAGTAGCTGGGGTTTCTCTGGTAGCTCTGACAGGAATCTGACCAAGCTTATTACGCAGAGACTCATTGGTTTCTACTAAAGCAATAAAGTTAGCAAGGCGATTACTACGACCAGTAGCATCTGCCACAACAGCAGAATTCCCAAACACCGCATCATAACGTTGTCTCGCTAAATCCATCTCAAACTGAGATTGGTTATTAGGGTCAGTCAGGAAATCCTGTACTGTCAGTTCACGTTTAGCCTGTGCATACAGACTACGTGCAGTCAGAACACTAGGAGTAAAGTTATCCAGGCCATACTTGAGAGATACTTGAAGCAGTTTGAATACTAATGCTTCTTTCTCAGTCATGTTAAAACCATTAGCAATTAATGCATCAGGAGATTTATCAATCTCTGGGTCAATAGAATCCAGCATTAACTTATCTTGGAAATTAGATAAGCCAGAGATATCTTCTCCAGTCTGTTTAATCAGACGAACAATATTCGATTGCAGATAATCCAGAGTATTAGTCAAATGATTGATATGCTCTGCTGATGCTTTACCACCATCCAATTTATTGAAAAGTGTTTCTGCATCCAGATTATTTACATTGTTCATATTTTGCTGAGCTAATCCTTGCTCAGTAGTTGTCTTAGCACCAGTAGTGCTATCAACCAAGGCAACAGTATGACCAAGTAAACGAGTCCAGTAAGAATCAATCTCTGGATTTGAACCAATGGCAAACATCTTTTTAATCGAGTCAGCCAGTGACTTAAGCACATTGGTAATAGCTCCCTTAATACCTTTGGTAGTCAAAGCATCAATCATGCGAGGGTTAACTAATCCCCATGCAATGAACTCAGCAGTAGCCTGAGCCATATCACCAGACTGAATATGGTTATCAATCAGTCGAATCACTGAATCAGTTTCTGGATTCGTATTGGTGTACTCAGATACAAAGCGAGTCATCAATCCTTCAATAGATGCTACTTCTACTCTCTGAGCAGGAGTAACACTTGCTGGATTGTCATAATAGGACATCACAGTCTGTGCAGTAGCAGCATGGATTAACTCATGCATTACAGTCTCAATAGACTGGCTACCAATATAGATGTTCTGACCTTCTGTAAGCCCCAGGAAGCCATCGTTAAATTGCATCTGACTATCAGGTGTCATTACTTGCTGAATGCCTGAGAGAGCTTCTGGTGAACCCACATACACATTCACATCAGATGGGATAGCAGCCTCAATTTTATTCAGTACAAAATCAGTGATTCTGTTCTGACGAGATGGGAGAGCTTTAGAGGCTTCTCTAACAGCAGCTATAACATCTCCTTTAGTCAGAATATGAACACCTTCATGACCTGCTACAGCACGTCCATTACGCTCTAATGCTTCACGCATACGAGCAGACTCTGGAATCGTAGTACGACCAGTAGGAAGTGATACTGAATCCAGTGTAGGAAGAACTACTGATGCATTCAGTTGCTCCAGAGGAGAACGAAGGTCAGTAGCTTCTTCAGTAGTCTGCTTACCATTCTGAATATTGAATGGAACGTTAGCACCAGTCATCTGGTTAACAGAAGTTACTGCTTCACCATTGAATAATGCTTCTTTGATAGCAGTCTGAAGTGCAGCTTCTTTCTTAAGCTGAGTAGTAAATGCTTCTACTACTTCAGGGAATACTGGATTTAATCCAGGCTCAAAGCCAAGTTCTTCAGCAATGGAATCAAATGATTGCTGTAATCTGGTAGCTGCATCAGCATCCAGTTCACTGGCAATATCTACATTCTCCATACCCTGTTCAAAACGATTGGTGAAATCCTGGAGTAAGTTAAACTCATTCCAGCTTTGCAGAACACCTTGGTTAATGGCTTGAGAACCAGACTCTAAATGCTCAACAGCATTGATGTAACCATCAAATACGTTCAGAGCATTGTTAGGGTTAATGTCACGAGCAATAGCCTGCATAGCAGCTTCTACAGACTGTACAAGCAATGGCATTACACGAGTACCTGGTTCAGTGTAAGTAGGCATATCTACACCAAAGGTAGATTTACGCATCTTACCATCCATCTCTCTACGGCCTCTGGACTCCAGACGGTACTTATCAACTGGTAATCTACCTTCTTCACTCAGCAGAATGCCTTCATTCAATTGGTTAACATCTAAGTTATTAGCGGTAAACCAAGAGTTGAAGATTGGCATATGCCCAATTAAGTAATTTTTAATATCTTCATATTGTGCTTGAGACAGTGACTCATATTTAGAAAGCTGACCTGCATCTCGCAGTTCCTTTTCTAAACGAGTAACTTCTTTATTCCAACGAGACATGAATACTTCATGCATTAAAGCAGCACCATAGACCATCATGCGTCCACGGTTAATTACAGTACCAAACTCATTAGCAATAGACTGGTTAACAGCAGCACCAATACCAATCTTGATGTTCTGAGTAATGGCTTCGATTTGTTCACCACTAAACTTAAATTGGGTCACATCATGACCTAAATTAATAGGTGCACCAATCTGCTGCCAAGCACCATTACGGTATACCTGAGCAGTAGTTAGTTCATTAGTGGTATTGGTTAAGTCAGTAATATGAGCAATAGCAGCTTGTCTTTCATCTTCTGAAGTAGCTGCATCTACTGCTCTTACAGCTTTTGTAATTGCTTCGTAGTAACCAGTAACAATACCCATAGCAATCTTTCTGTTGATGGCATTAGCACCACCAGAATAGACGGTTACAGTTACTGGGTTCTTAAGTAATCCACGACCAATCTTAATTGGATGTTCAACCTGCTCACCTTCAATAATGTTCACATCACCAATTAGTTTGGAAGCAGCTAGAGTTACACGCATCTGATTTCTCAGACGTTCAATGTTTCTGGTTTCCTTCTGCTGTTCCTGACGAGACTTACCTTTCATAGCTGCAATTCTGTTAGGAATAGCACGGAAAGAGTCCATCATATTGTTGATGTACTGTTGAGTACCCGCAGCAGCAGTTTTGTATAAGTCTAAAAATCCTGGGTCTTCAGCAGTATCATTGTAAAGTCGGTCTGATTCACCATAGAACAAACCACCTTTTTGGAGTTTATCCAAAAGGTCTTGGTTAACATCTTTCAAACCAAGCTGAACAATGGAGTTGAATGGACCATTGGTTACACCATCCAGTTCCAGCATTACATGAGTCTGGAATGATGTCTGTCCATTCTCTACAGCCAGTTCATACTGTGCTTGTGCATACAGGGCATGAAGAGTTTTAGTCTTCTCTTTACCTGCCTCCACTGCATCCAGCAGAGTCTCCTGGTCTGCTTCATTGATATCATCAGTATTTTCAGCAGCTTTCAGGATATTAATAGCATCTCTGAATAAACCAGTATTGATGGCTTTACTCAATTCCTCTCTAGCGGATTCAGATGACATCTTATCTACAGAGATACCTAAGCCCTGAGCAATTGCATAATCCAGGAAAGCACCATGCTGAGGATTATTTAACTCAATAGTAGATGGAGCTACAGTCACTAACTCACGATGTAACTTAGCGCTCTGAGGATTTAAATCACCAGAGTTAAGCATCATACGGAAGTTACTGATTACGTTATAACCAAAGTAAATTGGAGTAGTAGCTAAATCCATTCCAGCATTAGCAATACGAGTTAAACCATTAACCAGATTATTAATATCTCTCTCGATTGTACGGTTAGAACCCTGAATAGATTTTAAATGAGGCTCATTAGCATTCTCCTCAGATTGAATGCCCAACATTCTACCAATCCACTCAGTACCTAACTTATTGAGTATCAGGTCATGTAAGCCCATGTTAATGAAGTGGGGTTGTTTACTGGCTTTATTACGTGCAGCAAGCATCTTCTTAGGAATATCCTGACCACCACCATTCTTAACTTTAGTACTCTGGCCTTTAGGAGGAGTACCAAAATAAGCACCTGCTCTTTCTCTCTGAGGATTAGTCAGTTGACCTAACAGGTCATTGGAATCCTGCATCAACTTTACTAAACGATTAGCAGATTCTGATTCAGTATTCATTCTGATAAACACACGAGAGTTCTTCATGTTTGAAGAATTAACTTTAGTAGAGCCAACAGAAGCTAAATCAGAGTTCTTAATTACTGTTTCCTGAACCAGATTAGAGTTAATCATTACGTTCAGTAATTCTGTTGATAACCCTTTAGATACAGCATCACGAATACTAATAGGAGTATTTCTGTCAGCATTGATACCTAAGATACCAAATACTTCTCTACTTAAATCATCAATGACATTCTGACGGTCAGTACCTACATCTCTCAGTAAGTCAGTCTGTTCTACAGTTGGTTTAGTTTTATTATCTAAACCAAGAATATCCATGATGGTTCTATCATCATTGAATGTAGTTTCAGACGCGTTACGTACAAACCACTGCAACATACCAGCAGTCATTGCTTCAATAACTGGCTGAGATAAGAAATAAACATTCTCACCATTGATGTTGCGTACTTCATCAAAGTACTCAACAGGGTTAGTTTCCCAGAAGATACGTTGACCTTCAGGAGTCAGTTTACCCCAGGATTCAATCAGAGCCTGTTCAATAGCAGGAACGAGAGCAGCATACTGTCTCATTACTTGTGCTTCTTTTGGAGTAACGGCTTCTGGTTTAACAAATCCTTTGAACAGATTCTGTAACTGGGTTACTGGATTCTGACCATTGTTAAAGATTTCAGTTAAACGACCAGAGAAGTTACTTGTTCTCAGGAATGCAGAACGTTTACCAGTTGGTTTAAACCATTTCTTAACTTGGTTAGTAGACTGATACTGCTTATCAACTTCTGATAAAGATGCAGCAGTAGACTGCTCAGTAGTCGCTTGCAGACCCGCTAAGATATCGTGGTTAACACCTTTATCTAAACCAAGTTCCATCTGGTTCTTATCCATTAAATCAGTCTCTACTTGTTCAGTAGGTTCTTCAGTTAACTGGATATCGGATTGAACTGCTTCTGGCTTATCAAACAATTCACCTTGTACAGGCTCAGAAACAGGGATAGAAGCCTCTGTTTCAGTCTGGACTGGTGTTTGTACCTCTGGAGCAGAAGTCGTCTCAGAAGCCGTTGTAGAAGCTTCTACAGTTTCTTCTACTGGAGCAGCTTCCTGAGTAGTCTCAGTAGCAGGTGTAACAGTAGGCTGTGCCTGTGTCTCAGGTACAGTAACAGTCTCACCAGCAATTAATTGTGCAGCAGCTTTTGCAGCAGTACGAACTGCATTAGCATCATTCTGAATCTCATTGATGAGGTTCTTAGAACGAACTGGATGATACGTCATTGGAGTTCCATCCAAAGACATATAAGGCTGACCAGTAGTAGGATTGATTACTTCTACAGGTTGATTACCAGTAAAGTTAGCAGCAGCATTCTGGAATGCAGCAGCCTTAGTATCCATATGGTTAGCAAAGTTATTCATCATATCAAGCATTGCATTGGCTCTACGAGTAGAACCAGTAGCCATTGCTCTGATGATTGCTTGGGTATACTGGTTTACACCAACAAACCCATCTGAACCATTACGTACATCATTAGATACATCACTGGTAGCTTTACCTGATGCAGAAATAAGTCTCAGTTGGTTAACTTGGTTATCAGTTAAGCCAATAGTATCAGCAGAGTTAATCAGAGTATCTGCTTGCTCTGGTGAGATGGACTGAGAGTTAAGGTCAATCTGAGCCAAGACATTCTTAACACCTGACTGTACATCAGGAGACTGATAAGTCTCTGGAGTAATCTCAGAAGGTAATTTAGAGAATACTTCATTAACTTCTTCAGGAGTCATCTTAAAGCTTTCAGCAGTAGTACGTACAGCCTGCACATCTGGATGTTCTAATACTGCATTAATGTTATCAATTGCAGTTTGGTACTGTGCTTTATCTGCTTCTGGTGCAGCATCCATCTGTGCCTGAATCTGAGGTAATGCATCCTCATAGGCAGAGATAACGTTATTACCTACAGTAGCTAACTCACGACGAGTAGACTCATCCATCTGACGATTAGAGATAGCTCTGGCAATACGCATAATAGAATCAGGAGAACTAATTTGTTCTTCTGGAATAGGTGCAAATACTGCCTTGGCTTCAGGAGAAGTTACTGCATCCTGAGCACGAATAGACTCAGGCTCTACTTGTCCTGTTGATTCTGAGGTAGCTGTTGGTTGAACAGTTTCATTTGCGGCAGCCACAGTGTCTCTAAACTCTTGTGCTCGTGTAGCTGCTCTTCTTTCTCTAACTTGATTAACTGCTCCTGCACCTGCTCCAAATGTATCTGTGACTGCTTTAGGAGTCTCAGAAATAGCAGTGCCGACACCACCCATACCCGCACCAGCAATAGCTGATTCAGCAATGTTAGAGCCAATGTCTTCAGCGAGTGACTGCTGTTCATCAGCAGATAATTTGATACCCAGATTAGAAGCAAATTGACCAGTAGCGCCTTGAATGCCTTCTTCAATTGTTTCTCTCGCAATGTTGGAAGAAACACGATTAGACAGGTCTACCAGACCTCGGCCTTTAATTAAAGATGGAGTCAGTATTTTGGATTCAAATGGTGCAGCAATTAAACCAGTTAAAGCACCAAATGTACCAGCTACACCAGCAGTAATATTAGCTGCTTGAGTACGTACTAAACTCTTAGCCTGTGATGGTTCATAACCTTCAGCAATAAGGTCTTTATACATTGGTGATTTAGCAGCTAACTGCTCAGGGGTCATCTGGTCAATTTCATCCAGAGTCTGCTGCATGTTAGAACCAGCTTCCTGGAATCCAACATAACCAACAAATGCTTTCTTAGTAGCATTCTCAAGCTGACGCTTACCACCTTCAGTACGAAGTAACTTAGCAGCAAAGTCTGCACCATGACGGTCTGCTAAATCTTTAATAGCTGAACGTGCAGCTACTTTACCAACAATACCACCTAATAAAAGGTCAGGAGCAGACTCAGCAACCAATGCTGTTAAGGCGTTATTAGCTCCACCATATTGTTCAGCAGTGTTAATTAACTGACGACCTTGTTCATAAGCTTCAGCAATATATGGGTTAGAACCAGATTCGATATCTTTACGAATACGTTCTTCACCACCTTGAGCAAATCGTTCTTTAGATGCAGCAATTTGAGACTGTTCTAACTGAGTACCAGGAGAATAGTCTTTACGTTGTTCTTCAACAAAACCTTTAAGAGCATCTGAGAAACCAGTTCTATCTAACAGAGTTGGTTGACCCGCTTCTTCTGGTCTACCTACAGCTTCTGCCAAAGTATCCTGAACATTCTGTGTAGCAAGGTTTAATAAACCAAGACCAAAACGAGCAGTATTACCTGCCCAGATTTGAGCAGAGTTAGCGATATCAGTCAGGTCTACCTGCTGACCTTCTAATGCTTGGCTATTAGCATTAGCGAGATTTAAACGCATACGGTCAGCTACAGCAGCATTACCATACTTGGCTCTTAATGCACTGATAGGCATATCCCGCAAATCAGCTTGATACTGTTCAGCAGGAGGAGTAGTAGTAGCTACTTGACCACGTTGCTCAAAGTTAGGGTGAGATGGGTCAAATGGACCTGTTCCACCAAACTCAGGGGATACCTGAGGAGCAATCATTCTACGATAGAAAGGTTTAGTAGCATCAATAGCAGCCTGATTAGCTCTCATCTCTGGAGTGCTTGGCTGAGTAGTTGGGATAGTAAAATTGTTGATTACAGAAGCATCAGGCTGATTAGCCAGACGAATAGCTTCCTCACCCCTTTGATACTCAGGTGAACCAACAGGGAAATCAATCTCAACTCCTGGAACAGGACCACCCATCTCAACTCGTTTCTGTTGAGTAGCCTGAGCAATTTCTTGTTCTTTTTGTGCAGTAAGATTTCCTAACTGCTGCTGTTTTTCAAAACCAGTAGCCATTTTGAATCCTCAAAAGGGGTATTAACTGATAGAGAGTGTACTAAAAGAAATCCCTCACTAGGAGGGATTTTTGTTATTTACGTACTGTTTCTCTGTTGATATTGGGGTCACCCAATACAGATTGTAGCTGCTCTCGTAATGCTCTTCTGCTTCCAGCATAGTCTGGAATGATAGGAGCTAATGAAGGAGCTACAGGATTAGCACCAGTATTAAAAGCAGGAAGCTGCCTAGCATAATTAACGATAGGAGCATTTCCCTGATTAAGTAAAGTAGTTGCTTGAGAATCCACTGTACGTAACGCATCCTGAAATGCCTGTCGAGTAGAAGTGTCACCAAGTGCCTTCTTAACTTTTTCAGCATTAGCCTTAACTGAGCTTTTGGTTGAGAACACTTTGTTCATCGAACCACCGTCAAAGAAATAGTTATTGTCATAAGAGTCTTGTAAGACTTTATCAATAACAGCAGGGGAAACGTCACCTAATACCCGTTTAGCTTCATCATAGTAAGATGCAGCATTACCAGTATCACCTAATCGTTTACCCCATTTATCAATAACATCATCTTGAGTAGTCTTCTTATCCTGAGAAGCATCAATTAAGTTAGTACTAATACCCGCTCCAGCGAATGCAGCATTAACCTCAGCAGTAGCATCCTGTTTAAACTGGTCAATTGAAGTAAGTAACTGTGCTTTAGCAGAGTTAATCTTCACAGCTTGTTCAGGAGTAGGAGCACCTAATGTCTGAATATTTTGCTGTACTGCACCAGTAACCTGATTCCCCATAACAGGGTTAACATCATACTTAGTCTGAAGTTCAGCAGCTTTAGTACCAATAGGTTTATCTGGATTCTTTAATACCCATTCATTCAGTTCCTTAGCATAGTTGTTAAGGTTCTGACGTTGAGTACGAGCATCCACTCTATCTGCTCTGGCCTCTTGTCTAGCAGCACGAGATTCAGCTAACTGTGCTCTCTGCAATGCAGCTTGTTCAAGTTGCTGACGACGGTTAGTTAAATCACCATATAACTGACGAGAGTCTGCAAAGTTAGCCTCATTAGCTCTTAAGAACTGTTCAGCTTGTGCAGGATTACTAGCCAATAAAGAATAGAACTGGTTCTCATAAGGCTGAGAAGCTTGTTCTTTCTGTTGGTTTTCTAACTGAATTTGACCTGATAAATCAGCACGAAGCTGACCAGGTCTGGTAGCCAGAGTCTGGTTAATAGCACTTTGGTCATAGGCAGCACCAAACTGCTGTCTCAGAGCGTCTGGGGAGAACTGTGCTGCACTATCTTGAAGAGCCTGTGGGTCAGTAAACCCTAACAACTGATTTTGCAAATCAGCCGTATTACGCTCTCTGGCAACATTGAAGTTTTGATTACTCAAAGCTTGGTTCTGAGTAATAATTCCCAATGCCCCAGCTAATGCATCACGTAAACTTTGAGCGCCAGATTGCTGGAGTCTTGCGACACCAGTTAAATCTGGAGCATCAATATTACGCCAAGTAATCTGAGCCATGGATTATTTCCCCAGTCTGTTATTAGCCAGATAGGTCTGAACATCTTCTTCTTTACCTGCATAGTTAGAGGTGCGTCCTCTAATACGGTCTTCCAGTTGAGTGTTATAACTCTGAATAGAATTATTCAGGTTAGTGTTATATGCATCTTTCTGGAACTGTAACTGGTCTTTAGCAAGTCCTAAGGATTGCATACCAGTCCATGCAGAGAACAAGGAGCCTAAACCCTGTAATGTAGGCGCTACTATACCAGCAGACTGATAGCCAGTATTAGGGTCAGTACCACCAAATAAAGTACGACCCGTATCACCTTGTAACCAAGAGTTAAATGAACTCATTAATGAGCCATCAGTAACTGGGGAAGTAACACCACCAAATGTAGTAGGAGATGCATTAAGCACGCTACTTTGCATTGGATTATATGCATTACTTCCAAACAAGGAAAAATCCTGATTAGGATTCATACCTGTAAAATCTAAGTTATATGCCATTATACGCGCCCCATACTTAAGTCATTTGGTAATGATAGTGTGGAATCCACATATCCACTAATCATCGCAATACTATCAATACCTGGATTAGTATTTAATGTTCTGGTTAAGAAATCATTTGGAGATTCAAAAAGGTTAAAGAATGCAGCATTGATTAATGCATCAATATCTACATTAGGATTTGTATTACCTAACAAATCCATAGCATCCTTAACTTCTTTCATCTGTCTCTCATATGTTTCCTCATTACGTCTCATTTCAGCTACAGCATCTTGAATCTGTTTTTGGAACCCTTGATTAGTACCTTTTAATACAGCACTAGAAAGGCTCATTGCTTCATGGGCGTAAGGTAAACCTTCAGTACTTGAACTTCCATACGTAGTGTATTGCGAATACAGTCCATATGCCATTAACGCTACGCCTGCAATTAACAGGATATTAGCATTAATGTATCTTGATGCGATTGATACACCGTAAGAGATAGCAACACCAATTGCTACTTGAGTAACAATATAGATAGCTACCGCTAATGCTACTGATGTACCTGCTGCTGCTGCGGCAGCCGCTGCTGCTTGTACACCTGCTGCAAATGCACCACCTGAATAGACAGCAATAACTACAGCTACAACAATAGTTACTACTTTGAAAATACCTGTCTGATACCATTTGGCTTTAGTTATCTCATAACTGTTTACAACCAGATGTAAGCAATCAAATGTCATCTGTGTTCTGGCTACCAGTTGCTGAGCATCTGTAACGTTCACACAGAGAGGTATAAGGAAACCTTCCGTGTCAGGGTTATTAAGGCTTTTTTCCCCTGATATATCTACACTATGACCTCTGTAGACATTATTTACATGTTGCAATCCACATGTTTCTACTTCCTCATACTGAGTCTCAGAAATCTGTTTTCTGAAAGTAATGACAGTAACGTCAGCAGTAAGCTCAGTAGATACATCAAATTGATTAACTACATTGATAGCACTTGCAGGACCTGATGTACGAGTAACAGTACCAACAGGACCAATAGAACCAGACTTAACAACCATGTCTGAATATTGATAAGCAATCGAAATGTCATAAGGCTTCTGTCTTAAGTACAACTTATTTACAGGAGGCTTAGGAGTCAGTTCAGTAATATTGCCATCTTCATCAACATTCTCATTGTACCAAGTAACATACGCTTCCTTATCGGAAGGAGATACTTGAGCCAGGTACTTGAAGAACTCATGTAAGTAATCCATGGAGGATTCATACTGGGAGTTCAATGAAATACCCATTACAAAGAATGCATGGTCAATGTCTTTTATATCTGGATTCTCATTAATACGTTCACCTAAATCTAAGAAGTTAAGATTTAACTTCCTCATTAGTTTTTTACTTGTAGAGAATTGGTCAGCACTGACATTGGCAGGGTCAGTTAAATCTTTGTTGTTTACTCGGAGAGGTACAACTGGATAGTAAGCAGAATCACGGACTACTTCAGTAAGGATACTATCCAGTTCAGGATATGTACCTGTACCAGCAGCATACATCCAATATTTTTTACCAGATAAAGTAGAGACAACCACTGTAGTCTCAATAGTGGTTTTGTTATTAATCATATCAATGGTGGTAACTACAGTTGTATCTGTGATGGTAAATTCACCAAAGTTATTCTCTGTAGTTGAAGTAGTAACAGTACCTTCTTCATCACCTGATTCTGTATCACGAGTAACAATAGTTACTGTAGGAGTACCAGGAGTCTTAACACGATAGATAACACGGTAATACTGAGCATCATAATCTACTGCGAATGACACATCCTCAGTAAAAGCAGGTGCAGTACCACCTGGGTTAGTCATCGTAATAGTGACCAAACCATTGTTATCGATAGTGTAGTTGATTGAAGCATCTGGTAGAACGCCAGAAGGAGGATTACCAATACCGCCATGGTCAGTGTCCCAATGATATGTGTCAGTCAAATACTCCTCAATCCAATAGGATAAATCAGGAGCACCATAATCAGCCATTGTAAGAACTACTTCCTTACCTTCAATAGCAGTAAGGATAGCAATGATTTCTTCATTATTTGGTGTACCAAAGAAAATAGAACCATCTGGTAAACCAAGAGCATAGTAATCCCTGCCATATCTATAGGCTTGTTTAATCTGGATTCCCATACCCTTCAGATATGCCTGGTTTAATGTCGTAGCAATATCTGCACCACCTGTAATAGCAGTGTTAATAGTTTTACGCAGGTAATTGATTTGCTCATCTCCTGCCATATTCACTGTGACAGAAGATACAGAGATAATCTTTTTACGACTAAATAAACCCATAAGTAATAAAGGGAGCTTTCGCTCCCTCTCCTTGTGATTAGATTGTTACCCCAATTCCATCTGCCACCTTCTGTGTGAATGCGTTTAGAGCATCCGTATCGAAGTTCACTGGAACCTCAACACCATCATCGATGGTCTTACGAGTAATCCAGGTATCAGCCAGAATCTTCAATGATTTCTGTTCAGCATCTCTTAAGAAACTTTCTCTCTGTTGTTTATACAGAGCAACCTGAGCACCGATAACACCACCAACAGCAACACCATCAACAGTATCTGCAATCTGAGCAATCTCAGTTTTGATTTTCTGTCTGGCTAAATCGGACTGAGCCTGCTGGAGTTCAATTTGTTTCTCTAAGAGTTCAAGCTGTTTATCTGCTTGCTCTAATTGTTTCTCAGCTAACTCTACCTGTTTGTTAGCTAATTCAATTTGAGCATTAATCAGTAAGTTGTTGAGATATGTTTTATCTCTTTCAATTAGAAATTGAACTGCATTAGCCAGTACTGCCTGAAGTTGTCCTAAATATACTTCAGCATATTGAGTACCAGTAATACGTTCATTCTTAAACTGACTATCCAGATGAGCATTGGCTGCCGTCATTAACTCATCAAAGATACCAGTACCATCAACTACTTTTGTAGTCAGGTCTTCATTCGTAATTGGTGTGATAATAACGTCAGCCATGTCTCTATTCCTTAATCAGCAGCTTTAGAAGCAGCTTGTTTCAATGCCAGTTTTTCAAGTTCTTTCTCAGTCAGTTGAGGCAGAACTTCAATACTGTAAGCATTGGCTTGGATAGCAGTTACCTTTGGACCTTTAGGAGTCTCAACAGTTTTAATTGCTGAATACTTACGGTCACGCAGGAACTTATAGATGATGTTAGGAACATGGTATCCATCAACATAGAACTCTTCACGAAGAGGAATATATTTTTTAATGTTACCTACAACATCATTGGACACAGTGATAATTTCACCAGGCCATTCATTCTTAGCAGGGTCCATACATGTGAGACGAATACGTACAAGCTTCATAGCTTCTTCGTAAGCAGCTTTACGGCTGTTATCTACAGCACCCGCAGGTACAGTAGTACGATTTTCAGAAGCGTTCTGCATACGCTCTGTAACCTTTTCACGAAGCTTGTCTACACCAATAGATGGATGGTATGAGATACCTAAGGTATCGGCTTGCTGTTTCAGTAAATCAAGTTCATTCAGTTCAACATTGTCAGACATATGAGTTTTTCCTTTTATGGACTGGTTGGAACCAGAGATGGTCGAGCTAAGTGTATCGTATTTTTAGATAAAAAAAAGAGTGGGGAAACCCACTCTTTTAGCCTATCAGCTATTAATAGGATGCAACAGTCTTAATCAGGCCAATCCATTCTGGACGGAGGATTAAGGAACCGTAGTACCATTTAATAGAAGTGAACCCTTTCTCACCGTATGGGTCTGCATAAGATGCAGTCTCCAGACCAGGTTTCTTGGTGTAAGTGGTAAACTTCACAGTTTTACCATCAGTCTGGAAACCGATAGTGGTGAAGGAACCAGAGCTTACACACAGCATTGGGAACACATCATAGTTACCATCAGTTTCATAGTAACCTGGGTTAGTGGTAACAGCAGCGCCAGCACCTTCCCAACGCATCATCTTAGGAACTACAACGATACGGAAGGATGCAATGGAACCAATCTCACCACGCAGCAGAGTACCTGCATTAGCGTACTGCTGTACTGGAATGAATGCTGCATTACCGAATGGGTCAGCCATCTTACGCAGCATCAGTTCCAGTTCAGAACCAATGTACAGAACACGAGCACCAGGAATGGTACGAGTATCTGTCATCAGAGAACCAGCAATCAGCTTAGTCTGTAAAGGAGCCAGGTTATCATTCAGGGTGATACCCAGTTTAACCAGCATGTCATAGGTAACTACAGTAGCAGTACCTTCACCAGTCAGGTCTGAATCGGAAGTAGCAGCACCTGGATAACGAACAACACCAGCACCATTCAGCAGGTCAATCTGCAACTGGTCTTCGGTCATTTCGTTAGCGCCTTTAACCGCTTCGGTAATCAGATGTGAATCCAGTTCATCATCCGAATCGAAGTCCATAGACTCCTGAGTCCACTCGTAGAAGAAACCAAATTTCTTAATGGAACCTTCCAGTTGAATACGAGTGAAGCCAACACGGTTAACACGACCACCATTCTCAGTCAGTACTGGGAATTTACCTGGAATAGTACCTGCGTCGCGGCTAGAACCATACAGGTTACCATTAGCAATGGTAGCACCAGCAGCATCAAGCCCTTGGTCATTGACGTTACGGTCATCCAACAGTGGGATGTAGTGATAAATGGAAATGGATTTACCCATGTTCTTAGGCATGTTGGTTACATCAGCCAACTGACCAAAGTACATTTCACGAGCAGCATCTACCAGTGCTTTCTTATAGAAGTAGTCCAGACGAATCTGAGGACCAATGCTCGATGGAGTACCATTCGGAGCGTTATACTTCATGACCATGATTTACACCTCTTAACGGAATTTAGAGTTAAACGCTTTTTCAAACTCTTCATCAGACATCGCTAAAGGATTAAGATTACTTTCTTCCTTCGTTGCCTGAGACTGTTTGGTTGGACTTGCAGCTTTACGCTTAGCAGCCCTTTCAGTATCAGTTTGCGTAGGAATATGTGCCTTAGTTTCAACTGGCTGTTGCTGAGTGTTATTTTGCAGTGAAGCAAAAGCACCTTTCTGAGCCAACTGTTTACCTACAGCTTCATACGCTTGTAAATCTGAAAGACCACTCAAATTACCTAAGGCTCTTTGTTTCGTTATTTCACCATCAATCATGTCAAAAATCCCATTCGACATGTGTTGGTTAATAAGTGGAATAAGTCCTGGGTCATTTGCAAGTACACGTTTACTGTCGTTATCCCATTCCTGAGTAATCACAGTCATTGTCCGTTCATATGTTGGTGAGTGTTCAATACTATCCAACACAGAATCTAGATTAACTTGAGCATCAGATACTGAATAATTGCCAGGCTTGTACTTAGGTTCTTCCTGTACATTTACATCGAGAGGGTCAATACCACTCTCTTTAATCAACTTGGTGATAGCTTCAGGATTCTTCTTATCAATATCGATTAGATAAGTAAGTTTGCCTTCATCTAACAGGCCATTATTTTCCAACATCTTAAGAATTTTTAAAGATGGTTTCAAGGCTGCCATCTTTTTATTGTAATTTGCTCCTTGCTGCATGAGTGTAATAGCCTCATCAACTGAGTCTACTTTTAACTCACGACCATTAGCTTTAAATGGAGCAAATAGTTTCTTAAGTTGAGCTTCAGCATCTGGAACATTATCAGAAGTAGTTTGCTCTTCTGTATTTGATTCCTCTGAAGTTGTCTCAGTCTGAGTCTCAGTAGTTTGTTCCTGAGTAGTATCTTCCTGAATGGTTTGTTCAGTAGTTTCCTCAGATTCTTCAGTAGTAGTTTCCTGCTCCTGAGCCTGAGTAGAAGTGTCTTCTGTTTCTTCGGTCTGCTGAACTTCCTCAACCTGCTCTTCTTGTGAAGAAGCCGACTCAAAGGTCGGCATCGGTTGTTTGAGGAAATCAGCATCTGACATACCGAGAACGGATTGGTTGATGCTGTCACTCATAATTTATTACTCCTGGATTTCAGTAGCTAACAGATGTGCTTCAGTTTCCTGGTCTTCCGGTAAAGCTTGTTTAGCCAATTCAGCCATATGAAGCTGAGTAGCAATAAACTGACGGAAGTAAGCAATTGCAACCATCTGGTTATGAATCTCTTTCTGGGATGCTTCATCTTGCATACCAGGATGAGCCAGTAAAGATACCAAGCGTTGAGGCTCTTTCTCTAAGTACTCAGACTCAATTAATTTCTTCCAGTCACGAGTACGAACGATGCGACCAATAGCCTCACCAATCGCAATCATTTCTTTTTTCTGTTCAATCTCAATACGAATAGTTTCTACCTGACTCATTTTGTTTCCTCATTAAGAGATTACTGGGTTTTATTACGTGAAGCATTATTAAGTAATGCCTCAATAATTTTAGTACGAGCCTGTGCTCTAGACTGAGATTCAATCTTCTCAACATCACGAGCTTGTTTAACACCAGACTCTTGTTCAACATAATCCAGATTTTTAAGGTCTGTATCAGCTTGCAGATTTGCAGCATGGGTCTGTTTATACCCTGCATTAGCCTGATTTTCAATTGCTTTAGATTCAGTTTCTCTAATTTGAGCCTCTAAAAGTGCAATTTCTAGTTCTGCTTTACGTTGAGCTAATGGGTCAGGCTGAGGTTGATAGCCTTCAATTCTCTTAGCTAAATCTGGCATATTTCTTAGTCTAGCAATATCTGCCAGAACCATCTGAGACATTTCAAATGGTAGTGTATTACCCATAGTCTGAAGCATGAAAGCTAATTCCTGTGCTTTCTGGTTATCAGCTTCAGCAGTAGAGATAGATAATTTAATATCAAAGTCGCCAATTAAATCATCTCTACGAACAGTTACAAACTCTTCATTGGTAATACGTACTACTTCTTCTTCAGATAAGAACTCAGCATTCATGGAAGTAAACTTACGACCAATCTCAATAACACCCTGAGCCAGTCTACGCATAATACCCAGTTCACGTTTAGATGCTGCATCTAACGCTCCACGGATACCAGCAGCGACATCACCAAGAGCTTGTGAGCCAATGCCTTGTGAGAATGATTTAACGCCTGTAAGAGCTTCTGCATCGTTATTCTGATACTGAATCATTAGAGGTGCAGACTGAGGAATCTCAGGCATGGTATGCATGAAGATACCTAAACGAGGGTCAGTATCATTAAACTCATAGTCCTCACCTTTATCAAACTTACGTTTGTTGGTGACATCTAACATTCCCTTCTTAATACCTGTCTGACCATTAGCACTACGGGCCAGAATATCAACCATTGCTCGTGTAGTAGCACCAATGATTCTCTGGTTCTCTTCTAACAGAGCACCATCAGGTTCCCCATATAATGAACCAGGAACAGGTAAGTAAGGTACAGTAACAAATGGTACTTTTTTATCTGGGTATGGATTCTCTTCCAGACGAATCATCGTATTACCAACAAAGGTAGCTACGATTGGTTTAGTTGTACCACTTCCATCAATATCCCAATATCCCCAATATTCATAAGCAACCAAGACTTTACGAGGGTCATCCTTAAATTGGAAACCACTTTTATCGGTAGCAATATGGTCAGGAACATTTAATGGATTAGCAGAATCAATGGTAATTTTATCCAGGTTGGTATATCTACCATCTTTCTCTAACTCAGATTTATTAGTCTCAAAACTATAAATAACAAACTGAGCTTTATCTAAATCACCATCACAGTTAGGGTCAATGATTACGTTCTGTGAATTCACTACTTCAACAGTAGGTTGGTTCACATCAATAACTTCCATCTCTACTTCTTCTACACCAGTCTGACGAGCGATGTAGAAATCGTTATTTTGAATGGAGTACTCAACAGATGCCTGAATATCTTCAGGTAGATTAAGGTAGTTATTGTAGTCTTCAGTTTTCATCTGCATTGCTTGTTGCAATGCTTGTGCTTGTTCTGGAATCTGAATTGCATAATATGAGTACACAGGAACTCTTTGAGTTTCCATATGTGACTTAGTAATCCAACCAACTCTACAAATCACAGTGCCTTCATTAACAGCAGCACGTACATAGTTATCAATAAAACGAACCTTATTGATTTTAATATTGAATTGGTAATTCAACAGAGTTTGGTTTTGGATAGCTGCTTTCTTATCTTCCCAACTACGAGGCTCTGCTTTAAACAACTCTTCCGTACTAAGGAATGGTTCTGTTAAACCAGGATATCTCCATTCAGCTTGCTTACGAATAAGACGTGGTTGTACAGCAGAACGTCCTTCTGTCTTCTTAGGTTTAGCATCACCAGTAACATTCAGTTGGTTGAGCCAATGAGTAATCTTGGTCATCTGACCACTATGAGCAGACTTGGCTGATTCCAAATCAGAACGTAGGTCTGCAACAGTAGGTTCATTCGACCATTCTGTTAAATCCTTTGTCTCTTCAGGATTTTCATACTTTAATTCATCTTGAGCCATCTCAGACACCCTTTGTTTGATTTGTCAGCAGTATATAGCTTATAGATACTTCATGCATTATGAAGCTTCTCGGTAAGAATTTTCTAATAATTCTTGGGATAAATAGGTATTCTTAGGCTACTTCATAGAAGTACGTTTTAATATCTGGAGGCTAAAATGCACGAACCGGTATCGGGAACTGCTATTACTACTGGGTTAAGTGCAACTACTCTGCTCTCATATTGGGCAGGTATTCCATCCGGTGTAGTAATTGGTTCGTTTGCTGGTGCGGTTGTATACGTACTAACAAACTCAGACATACCTATCTTCAAAAGACTGACGTTTTTCTTCATATCTTTTGTAGTGGGTATTATGGCATCTGATTACTTTACTAAAATTATAGAAGCTACTACTTCTCTCTTCATTAGAAGAGAAATTCAAGTAGACGCTTCTATTGGAGCATTGGTTGCATCAGCTATAGCTATCAAGCTACTGCTAAGCCTAATGAATAAAGCAAAGGTTCCTGACTTCCCTTCTGGAGGTTCAGAATGATTACAGAATACTTCAATCTAGACTATCTGAACGCAGGGATATGCGCAGCAATTGCCATAAGGTTGATGCTATTCAGACAAAAAGGATGTCAGCACAAGCTTAGTTATTCTATCTTGGCTTATATCCTTATTGTCTCTTCAGGAATTATTTGTATTCAAATCCTAAAGCATCAATACACACATGTGTACATCTGGGAAGTAATTATTAACTCGATTGTCTGTGTCGGTGTTTATATGGCTCAAGGCAATGTAGCTAAAGTAGTGGGGAAAATAGGATGAGTCGTAATATTTCAGACAATGGCCTCAAGTTTACAGCAGCTTGGGAAACATTTGCTAGTAAAGCTTATCGAGCTACAAAGGATGAAAAGTATCTAACTATTGGTTTTGGGCACTATGGTCCTGACGTTAAACCAACAGATACAATGACTGAAGCAGAAGCATATCTACTTCTTAAAAAGGATATGGCTGAAGCAGTTAAACTTGCTGATTCCATTGCCAGTCTTAAATTCAACCAAGCACAGTTTGATGCAATCTGTGACCTTATCTTTAACGTAGGTCCTAAAGCAGTTGCAGCAGGTACTGGTACAGGTCAAGCTGTACGTGCAGGTGATGTTAAAACTCTTGAATCCAAACTGCCTCAATTCCGTAACCAAGCAGGTAAACCAGTTCTAGGTATCTATCGAAGAGCTATGGGTCGTCTTGCTCTATTCCAGGGTAAATCCTGGGAAGAAGCTGAGAAATATGGAAGAGGAATTAAATCATTATGATAGATAAAGCCAAGTTAATTAAACTTGGTTTGGTAGTTATAGCTCTCATTTCGATGGGAGCTTTTTTTGCTTGGTACATCACTAGTAATAGTTATGAGGCTAAGCTTGCTAACCAAACCACTGAATATAATAAACAACTTAAAGCTATCTCAGATAAAGCAGCTTCAGATATGAAGACTGAAATAGAAAAACATAATAAAGTACAAGCTGAGTTAAATGCCTTAGACACTAAATATACTAGTGAGAAATCTAAACATGAAAAAGAAACTGCGCAGCTTAAGCTTGATATTGCTAATGGCTCTCGTAAGTTGCAATTCGCCAACGCAGGTCTTGCAACCTGTAAGCTCTCCAAAGATACAGGAGCAGCCGCCAGCAGCTTGGGCAATGGAACCGAAGTCGAACTCTCTCCAACTGTTCAACAAGACCTTCTCGATATCAGAGATGGAATCCAATCAGACCAAAACAAATTAGACTATCTACAGGAATACATTAGAGTCAGAGGATGGACTACAAAGTAAGATGTTATATACTCATCTTGCCAATTAAATAGGAGGCTCCATGGCTACAACTCATGCTGATGTAAATGCCATTCTTGCTGATGATAAAGACATCGTAGCAAAACAGGATGGTGGTATTCTGGTAGTAGGTACTTTTGGTGAAAAAGTTCTGCAAGCTAAAGATGCTACTGAACTGCCAGCAGGTGTAGGTGACGGTACTATGTCCGCAGCTACTACCTCTGCTGCTGGTCTGGTTAAACAATCAGTGGCTCAAGCAGACTCAACTGCAACTACTGTTGCTGGTTTGGTATCTGACTTTAATGCTTTGTTAGCCAAACTGCGTACTGCTGGTATTCTTGCCCCATAAAAGTACCAATACTTTCAAAGCTCCTTCGGGAGCTTTTTTTATTTTAATAATACAGCCCCCTCTGGGGGCTTTCTCGGCTTAAAGGTACATTCACCTTACCCCTACACTAATCGTTAAACCTACCCCCCTTAGAGAGCGTTATTTATGGGTGTTAAATCCTATTTTCGTAGACATAAACCATATGAGCCTAAACCAGAGATTCAAGATGAAACAGGAGTATATGAATATCCTGATGCTCTTCTTACACTTCATCTGAATACTCTGTTCAATGGCAACTCCAATAAAGCATTACGTTTAGGTATCAATGCAATGTTGGAACGAATCAAATCTCCACGAGTCAGATTCATTCTGATTGATATCAGACGTTCACCTTCATCAGTAGGAAGACTTAATTTTTACTATGGAGAATTGGAACGAGGAATGAATGAAATTCATGAATATTTAGAAAAAAGTTCCCATGTCGATGCCGCGCCTGATCCTCGCCTTCGCGTTCGTGGCGATGCTCGGCCCGGGGCTGGTCAACGGCGCGCTGGCGTTAGCCCTGACCACCTGGCCGGCCTACGCCCGTCAGGCGCGCAGCGAAATTCAGCGCCTGCGCCATAGCGACTACCTCGCCGCGGCGGAGATGCTGGGCATTCGCGGCGGGCGGCTGCTGGTCGGCCATATTCTGCCGCTGTGTCTGCCGTCGGCGATTGTTCGGCTGGCGCTCGATCTGGCGGGTATTATTCTCGCCGCCGCCGAGATCGGAAGAGCACACGTCTGAACTCCAGTCACAAGGATGTATCTCGTATGCCGT